AGCGACTGATAACAACCTCAAAAATATACTTTAGGAGGTAATAGGGCCCCATCAGAAGGCTCTTTTAGGACTCTCGTATAAGAGGGCTTTTAAGAGCGACTGATAACAACCTCAAAAATATACTTTAGGAGGTAATAGGGCCCCATCAGAAGGCTCTTTTAGGACTCTCGTATAAGAGGGCTTTTAAGAGCGACTGATAACAACCTCAAAAATATACTTTACTGATTAATGAGTTTAGACAGTGTGGAAGGTGATACATCGAAACGATCTGCAACCTCTGCTATCGTATAGCCGCGATCAACCATTGATTTCGCTGCATTTAAATATACTTTAGGAAGCTCTTTTGGAGTTTTCGGCATTGCCAATTCTCGAAGCCTATCGTTGTCAGTGTATCTAAATATTTCTTTTTGAGTCGTCTTCGATACAGCTCCTGACTGAATCGCTTCCCACTCCTTATCAGAAATTTTTACTCTATATCGACTAGCTCCCACAATTTCTCTTGCACGTTTAAGCTCTTTATCCATCATTTTGGACTCTTCAGCCTTAGACATATTCATGTTGTTCTGTTTTGCCAGTTCAACAGTCATCTGAGCAAGACCTTGTGCTCTTCGTTCAAGAGGAGCATTCTTTTTTGCCTCATTTACTTGGTAAAGTAGATGGTCTACTTCTTTAGCATATGTCTTAGCGGCTGTTGGATTTTTCTTCTCAGCTTCGCTATCGGCCTTAATATACTCTTTTCGAGCTTCGTTGGCCATTGCTTTCATACGGGTTGCGTATTCAGCGTATACTGCTTCGATTTGCGTACCAGGATTTTCCTTAGAACCACCAGAAGTAAGCTCATACGGATCATCTGTCTCCATCATTCTGGAAGACTTTCTGGTTCTTGTCTTATACCCAACGGTCTCCCATATTGGCTTACCGGTCTCTGGATTGATTTCTCCTGTCTTTTTTCGAACAGCTACCATTTCATTATCAGGCACCTTTATCTTGGCACCTTCCGGCTTAGTCGGATCGTACCAGGGCTTTCCTTTTTGGTTAATATTGGTATATGATTTAACAGCCTGTACACTTACTTGACCTTTCGATCTTGAGAGAAGTGTTCCTGCCCCACCGTATCCAGTTATATCACCAGTTTTAGGATCGACTTTGACCTGATATTTTTTTCGTAAGGCGTCTATGTTATTATCGATTTCGGATTGCTTCCAATTAAGTTTGTGCTTTCCAACGTCAATTATAACCATAGAGTGCTTTACTGCTGGTATCAAATCTTCATCAGGAGCACCTTGCAACGTCATGTCCGTGATAAGGTTAGATATAATACCCATCTGCGTATGCTCGCGCATACTTCCTTTTTCCCATAACTTAACTTTTCCTGAAGAAATATCCTCGTCTGTCATAGCATATTGGACGTGAGGGTCAAAATCCTTAAGTTCCTTGTAAGGTTTCTTATTAACGATATTATGACCTTTTGTCGGTATAACAAGAACTGTATCACCGTCAAAATCTGCACCTGACAGCACCTTAGCCGTCTCAGAATTTATACATACGGCATCTACCGCAGCGTTTCCTATTCTTTGCTCAGCCTCTTTATTCTTATTGTTAACTGTCAATCTAGGAATTTCAAATATACCTCCATGTGGGAAACGAACAAGTATAACTTCTTCTCCATGTTTCATTCGAGGAGCATATATCTCGTTTTCTCGTAATGAATTTGCCGGTACAATTGTTGCAGTTGCCTGCCTTGGAAGGGCTGCGGCCTTAAGATCCACGGCTGCCGAATCACATGTGTCAGCAAAGTCTAACAACAGATCCGCTTTAAGTACCGGATTTGTAAGTTGTTTAATCTTTTCAAACTCGCGCTGTCTGGTGAGAACATCAAGATTCAATTGCTGTTTTGCTAATTCGGGTGGCTGTTTTCCTAAAAACTGAGATGCTAAGTTTTTAGACCATTCATCCCATCCGCCTTCTTCATTAACAAAGTTCAGAGCAGATTGTTTTTTCTTTCCGTCTTTTGGATCAATATAAAAATTACTGGCTCTCTCCAGTTCCCACTCTTGTTTGGTATTTGTTCCAAATGGATTGTTCTCATCGATTGGGAGGTTCTTATCTCCATTTACATGTTTTTGTGCCTTGAGAGCTTCAGATATACCGCCAGATCTTGGCTTATTACTATTTACTCGAACATCTACTCCATCTGGCAAATCGTCAGAATATACGGCCATACCTTTCGCATAATACTTGCCATCCACAGCGATTCTGACCTGTGCGTAATGAGCATTGCCCATATTAAGGTCCGGAACACCTCTGCGAAGCTCTATAATACCATCCATCGCCACGCCTGAGGGCTCATCGTCGGCGTATCTAATATCTATGCGTTTAGAAGATATATTCACCGGGGGTCCTTTCTTATCGAAAGTTTCGCCACCGTCCCTAGATCTAACATCCGCCATTGTAGCTTCGATGTTTCCTTTGTCAGCGAGAATATCCCCTCGAGTCATACCTGGCTTGGCAAGAACCTTAAGTGTAGTAAAGTTTTTGCTTCCACCCTGTTTAACTCTTATGTCAGAATATACTTCGTATCCCTCGTCATATAAGGATAGAACCGCCGCGTCCAAAAGGGTCTTCTTTACACCCATCCATGCTTCTGTGCCGTCTCCTACTTCAACCCAACCGACGGTATCGACCTTATCTTTTAAAGCATTGCGTGTAGATATAATTTTGTTTTCTCTAACTTCAGTGGAAGCTTTAAGATAATTAGATACCGTTGACGTAGACACGCCAAGCTTTTCAGCAATCTGATTCATTGTCAAACCTTGATCTAGATAATATACGGCATCAGACATTTTTTTGTTGTTTTTTAGTGCTTGATAATATTGCAGTCGTCCTCTCATATCTCCAGACGACATGTTAAGCATCTCTGCAATTTCACCATCGGAAAGACCCTGCTTTTTTAGTTTTCGATACTCTCCATACAGACCTTCAAGATGCTGATATGGATTATCTCCAGAACCAAGGCGATATCTGCCTGATCCTACTTTTGCTCCGTCTCGCTTTGAAACTCCAGAGTGCTCAAGAAGCTCATCATCAGAATATACCAAAGCGCCATCAAAGTTCATAGTGATCACCCTTCCATTTTAAGCTCATCGATGATTTTGTCGTACGCGATGATTTTCTTAATGATAAGTTCAATCATGTCGTACCCTGTAGTTTCTTCTTTAAACTCATCATTAGCATTGTGTACAAGAACCTCGTCGTTTTGATAGATTCGAAGCTCGATGTCGATGTCTCGAGGTTTATAGCCATATTCAAGACAAAAGTAAGCAGCGTAAATCATAAGCTGCTCCATATGAGCCGGTATCGTTCCCGTTTTAAGGTCATGGATACGAAGCGTATTTCTACCGGTCTTAGCTTCTTTTCTAAAGCTGATAGTATCTGCAGTTCCAAAAGCATTATCTGAGAAATATAATACTTGTTCGGTCTGCATCTTGTATCCTATTCCATCATTCACGTATAGATTCAGCGTCTTCTTCTGCTTAGGCAGTCTAACACCAAGCTCTATAAGTTCAGCAGCAAGGGCATGTATTCTTGTTCCGAGTTGCGCTGCCTCAAATGTGTTCCACGACTGAACTAACTTTTCGTCATCATAGTTAATCCAATGGAATTTACTCGCGCTAAGGAATGAGTGTTTATCCTTAAGGCGATAATGCTCGTTGAATTTCATTTAGTACCTCCTCTTCGTTTTCCGGATATACGAAAGACGCGTAGGACATTTTATTCATTTTAGAAATATAATAGTCCTGATTAGGTTGATGAGAAGCGCCCTCAGATTTCTTGCATTCTAGAGAAACCCATTTATCTCCGTTCAGAATCAAAAGATCCGGAATACCCTGAATATAATTCGGATCATTCTTCATCACAATGCAATCTGGAAACGCGTTCTTTATCTTACCTATTAAGTCTTTTTGGAATTTGGATTCTTTCATAAGAATCAACGCTCCTTAAAAATATACGGATTGGACCAACAAAAAAAAACATAGGTCCATCCTCTCCATTATAGGCTGTGATATTACTGTGCTTTGGGTGTGCTAAAAGGTTCCCGAAACGATTACCGACATTACAATATATCATCTTTCGAATACGAAAGAATATAATTTCCAGTTCGTTTACAATGGCCAGAAAGAACCTTCTTAATAGAAGGCAAATTCAAAGATTCACAAGCTTCTTTTTGATTATTAAAAATTTGTATGCTACCGTCAATCATGTTTTTACAATATACTTTTCTACCCCTACTATTTTTTGAAACCCTTGTTGCCTCGTTTTTATTTCTTTCATACGAAAACGTATAGCCTCCTGCTGTAGAATACACACCTAAACAGCATTTTGTAATTGAACTTCTATCAACACCAAGATCATTTGATGCATCGTTTGCCGTGTCATATGTCTTTTTGTTTTCATAGCAATATACTTTATGGTGTTCCATATATTCTTTTTCTTGCCTCTCGTACGTTTTTCTCATGTTCTTTTTTTTCCATCGCATATTACTAAGCGAACAGTTCCAGGGGTCCTCATCTAAATATACAATTGGAGACCATCCGCCAGGTCCTCGATAAGGATCAAACGTACCTAGGACAAGCCATGCTAGCGCAACCTCTTCGACACCTCTGTAGTTGTCTAGCTTAACCTTAATAACTTCAAAGTCACTATAAGGCTCCACCATCTCAAAGCTTCCGTCATTATAGACTCTTCTTACTCGTCCAAAAGTCGACACCTCATAGTTAGGATACTCTTCAAGCAATTTCCAACTTTCTTCCATCATGTTTCCTCCTCATAAACAAAACTATAACCTTTATGATGTTTCCGGTCTCCTTTGAGACACAAATATACGCAAGATCGATTTCCGTCAATGGCTTTTGTCGCTTCCAGATAATTGCCATAGACTTCTCCAGTTTCTACGATTTTGACACGCTTATTGTTCTCAAGCGGTCTTCCATTCTTTCTGTTCATGAATATACGTTCCTTTCGTTTTCAATGAAACTCTTTTCGTTAAAGTTCTTCTTACCACGAAGACACTTACTTATAGCAAGGTCAATCTTAGAAGAAGAGATGAGGTAAAAGTAATGAAGATCCACAAACGGTGTATTCATCCTGTCAATTCTTCCAGCTGCTTGCACAGAATCCTTGTATGAATACGTCAAGGAATAGAATATAATTGTATCTGTTGTTATACAATTCCATCCTTCAGCACCAGCTCTATACTGAACGAGATACAACCACTCATCTCCAGTTGGTACTTCCTCATGCTTATGCCCGTTCCATTCGGCATAAACGTAATTTGTATCTTCACAATATTTTCTCAGTATCTCAAGTTCGTAATCGTAGTTATAGAATATAATAGCTTTAGGATGCTCTTGAAGAAGCTCATGAATCTTCTCAATGCGGGACCCATCAGAATTCACGACTTTGCGAAGAACCGCACAAACTGTAGCTATTTCTTGACAAGGCTCGTTCTTGTAAATATCCCAACGTTTCTTAGACACAGTTTCGTAGTCGTCTTTAGGATACTCTACGTGGATATAATTCTTATGAGCAACAGTTTTTCTTTCGAACTTCATATATACTAGAACTTCTGATCTATGATCCTCTAAGATGTCACATTCTACATAATGATCAATCTTTGGATACTTTGCGAATCTAGAATATACGCAGTGTCTATTTCTAAACTCTGTGAAATTCTTGTAAAAACCGTTCGCTATGAATACTGGTGCATAATCTGACCATGTATCTCCAGGCGTCGCAGATAGTAATATCCATTTGTTTTCTCTAGCGATCTTAATGAACGTCTTTGCCCACTTTCCTGTACCACCAACTCTCTGTTCATCAAATATGAAGAAACAATTATGAGCCTTTGAGTATTTTCCTATGTTGTTCCAACTATCCACTATAATTCTGTTTCCATATTTATTAAGCTCCATGTTGGTTGACATGTTATACGTTAAAAGCTCATCTTCCCATTCCATTGAATCCCGTTTCTTTGCTGTAGTAATGATGATAAGCGTTCTCGGCTTTTCATTCATTCCTTTTGTCATAGAATATCCTATGATTCTCTCCTCATTTTCTACATTCTCAGTAACGGGGGAAAACCCCCCACCATGTTCTTTATAAAAATATCCTAAAGAGGTCCTTGATTTCCCAGATCCGACACCACCTACGAGTATCGAGCCATTCTTCATCTTCTTAATTGCATCCATTTGATGCTGGTACAGTGTAACAGACATGGTTGGCCTCCGACAAAAAAAATATAATAGCTGAATAAGGCCTATGGGCCCTGATAATTCAGGTGCCCATTACCTCCACCTCAATGACTTCGGTGCTTCCTTTAGAATCCGATTTGTTCTTCTTGTGTTCGGGGGTGCCTACCAGCACTCCATCGTGTGTGTAAGTTCTGATCTCGATGTTCTTGGCCTTTCCGGTGATCGGATAGCCGTCAGCATTCGCTTTGTCAACCAGCTTGTTGACTACAGCCGATCCTACCGCCGCCGATCCTACGTAAGTGCCAACCTTGACAACAGTCTTTGTTGTCTGGGTTGCGCCCTTAAGCAGGCCAGTGTGGTTGATCGCTGCCGTAGCAACGCTTTCGACTCCGCGCGCCACTGTCGCTTCCGCCATCGCCTTTACCATAATCGATGCAACTTTACCCATAATGCTCATAATGATACCTCCTCAAAATTCACATAAAATATATATCGGACGAAGGGTTATTTCCTTCATTATAGGGATTGAAAAAATTGAAAAAGTTATAGGGGTTACGAGAATATATCCCATAACCCCTATGCCGTCAGATCTTGATCCAAGTACCTTTTACCTTTTCGGTGTCAATACCTGCTTTCTTAAGACCCGCCGTCAGCTTTTCGAGGAACTGCTCGTCAGGCATCTCTTCCATTTTAAGGGATATACTAAGTTCTGTGAACTCAATATCTTTCCCAAAAAATGTTCTGAGAGCCTTTCTTGCAATTTTCCCAAACGCATCCTTTGTGGTTTTGATCTTAAAAATGCCCATTTCGATTCACCTCCTATAAATATACTGTCGCCTCTTCAGGCATTATAGGAGCTGAAAATAATGAACTTACTCGAACGGGACTTCCTCGTCGGAAATGAAGTCGTCGATGTGCTCATCCTGATACTTCGCAGCGAGCGGGTCGTCAACAACAGTCACATACATCGACTCAAGATAAGCAGCAACTCCAGAGCGACCTGCTCTTGCCCAGCTGTACGGACGGATTCGAAGATCAACGTTCTCAATCTCATCCCAGTCAAGGGAACCGATGGTGCGCTCGTTGAGGTTCACCTTCTTACCGTTCATAATACGGATGATCTGCGGGTTAAGTGCCGGATTAGAACCGAACTTAACATTAATCTTAAGAGTGTTAAAATTGCCGTCATCATCGTAACCCTCACGAGGCGGCTTAACTTTAACATTGTAGCCCTTGGACATGAGCTCCTGCGCGAGTTCGTCATCCAGAATCACGCTGAAGTTGCGTGCGCCGGCTGCATTGAACTCGGTTTCCTTGCCTGCAAAGTTCTTGTAGCAGAGCTTTGCGTTCATGATGGTGATCTTTTCCTTAGTCATTTTAAAATTCCTCCTTAAGAATTAATTTAAAATATATAGAAAGCGCAAATGACAAAAGCGCTAACTAACTGTAATGAAATATAATTAGTCTTCCCAGAAGAACCAGCGATGGGTGTGTTTTGTGTGCCCGTGTAAAGTGGAGCTTATGCCGCACGCCGGTATTCCAAGATAAGCAGACGCTTCATTAACACTTTTGAAATATAATGTTTCTCCGGTGTCAAGATTTCTAGCATGGACCGGTTTTTCGATTGGTTTATCTCTAAGCCATTCAAACAAATGTTTAAAATAGAATTCTTTATCTTTTAAATAACATAAATGATAACCTTTTACATGCGATATTTTCCCTTGGCAAGCTATGGTAACAGACGCCTTGCTAACGTCCAAATCTTTCGCGGCCTCTGCACAGCTTTCGTACTCTTTATTATTCTCATAACAGTAAACGGCTTTTCTGCAAACGTCATGCCCATTACGAATCATGTCTGCGTAATTGTCCTGCTTGGTACCCCATGCTAAATTATCAACTTCGTTATGAGTCGGATCGTCATCCAAATGCCTAACCAACGGATAATTTTCCAGGTTTTCTAAGAAGGCTTCAGCAACAAGTCTATGAACTAGTTTCTTAGACTTTTTTCCGTTTTTATCAATTACCGACACATAAAGATGGCCATGATTAGTAGCACACGGTTTCAAAGACCTTTCTTCTTTACCTAATAGGCTTATCACGTCTCCATATGAAGACACTTCGTATCCTGGATAGTTTTTGAGCGGTCTTATTTCAGGACTTCCGTCATACTGGGCCTCTGCTTCAAAGATAGCCCATTCACGTTCATATTCCATGAGCTCATCAGATGTCATGCTATATGGCACAGAATAATTGGCTATTGACATAAAATATACGTTTCTCCTTTCTTACCCATTGATGAATTCATCAACGTCTCCAAACTTAGAAATTGTTCCGCAAGCATCATCTACAAGTTTTCTAAAGTATCGCATATCTATATGATCTTCAAGTCCGTTTTTCTTAATATAATATGACTCGAGCCACCTATATCCAATTGATCCGGAAACAGATTGATACTTAACGGTTCCTGTCTTGGAATCTTTTAATGATCTTATAAGAACTCCTCCGGAAACGGCATCATCTACAGGAGTAAACTGTCCACATTTTCCTACAAACTTCAAACTGTGTATTGACTCAATCTCGTTTTCTATGGCTTTTAATTTCCTCTTAATATCCATAATACCCGGAACGCCTTTAGGCCATTCAAGAATCTTACTTCGAATATCGTTAGCATCTTTTTCTAGATCACGAACTAGATCTTTGTTCATATCTAGATAAATATCATCGTCACCTTTTACACTCTTTGTCTCACAGTAGTCTGCGAACAAAATCGGTTCGTGACTAAAAAGTGTTTTAAAAATATACGGATGTTGGAATTCTGCTCCGGTTGCTGTCCATTCATTAGCATGTTTTCCGCCTTTATTGCGAATTCCTTTAGCGTCATACTTAGCGATATACGTTGATTTATTAACAAGACAAATTCTATCGTATGTTGCCTCGTGTTCCATTGTATATCCATACTTAACAGCAAACTTTTGAACAAAATCTACAATATACTCGTCACTATCCGGTATTTTTATCGAATCTGTTTTTATATGGCAGACTTTATATCCTTCTTTTTCAACGGCTTCTTTAAGGTCTACCATAAACAAAGCACCGCGAAGCGCAACTATGTTGTTAATGTTGCGTTCATCACGAAATCGATTGGTATGCTTAGCGGCAGATTCTCCGTACGTTGCATTTATGGGATATTTGAGCACCTTATCTAGTGTGGCTAATATTTCCTCGTCATGTGTGTATTTTTCTAATTTTCCATCTAGCAATGTACGCAGTGTATCAAAGTCTCTATGCTTGATTGCTACTCTAGCATTTACCAAGTCGGCATAGTTTTTTGTGTATTCACCAAAATAGTTCATGGCGATGATGGAATGTGGATGCATGGACGCAACGTCGCACAAAGCTACGTTCCTATAAATTCCTGGAACAGAATATACGTACCCTCCGCGTCCAACGTCAATCCCCTTATACATATTAGCAATCCAGCGTTTTCCAGTTTCGTCCGTTATCATTTCGTACTCAGGAAAAGCTTGAATGATTCCCTCCATAGTGGTTAGCTCCTCTCACCAGTTTTAAGATTTGTATACATGAGTTTTGGATTGCGAACATTTCCAAATATAATCTGAGCGGTTAGGTTATTTGTAGATGTCGATACAGGCATATCAGCAATCTCAGCAAGCATCTTTCTTGCGGTCCAATCGGCTTTTAAATAATAAAAAGTTGCTTCTGTGGCGACAACGTCATTCGCACAATAACTAGCGACAAGATCCCATTTACTTTTGTCAACGGGTTCTTCCCACGGAAGCCCCAGTTCCTGATGTTGCAGATCCAATTCTGGTTGCGCGTTTCCGATTTCTATTTCATACTTTTTAAGACTTTGTTTGTTCGAAGCAAAATCACGAATATCCGCATAACCAATATGGTTGTTTTGAAAAACTCTCTCTCCATGAACAATTATGGCTTGCGATATTTGGAAAAGTCTTTCGTTAGAATATCCGAGGATCATAGCATAAAGTAATCGATCATCATAAGCAAAATTGTTAAATCCGATAAGGTTGTATGTGTCTACCAGTTCTGATATCTCATTAGCGGTTGGGTTAATAAGCGTTACAACTTCGTCTTTTCCAGCGTTACCAACAACTCCGCCTTCAACTTTATAGCAAACGACAGCTAAATTAGGAAAAATCTCTATATCATAAAAAGCAATCTTTTTCTCAGAATATACGGATTCTCGTTCTTCGGTAAGCTCTTCGTCCTCTACGTTTTCTTTATCTGGGCTATTAAACTTCATTTTTAAAACAGCTTCGACACAATACTCAGATTGATTGGTAGCAGCATAAGCCATATTCAAAACCTTTTGTCTCATGTCTGTAACGTCATATGACACTCCACTGTTATAAGCTTCTTCGAGACAATGGGAAATATAATCTATAGACGGCTTTGTGTTGGGGAATACTTGCTTCTTAAGTCCTTTTTCTATAAGAGCTCTAAGGTGCTTCTCATTTTGAACACCTTCCCAATTTATCATCTTCTTCACTTCCTTCAATGGGAGACCGCTATTAATGTGACTAATCTCCTCAGTATTACAAAGATACAGCATTCTTCTTAAAGCAGACTTTCCAGTAAAGACCTTAATCTCAATCTCTGTATCATAAAGCATCGAAAGGTCATCAACATTTCCATCGTAAATATAATAGAGATGAAGACCCTTTCCAGATTTAGAAGTCTCTGCATAGGTTTTAGGGAACTTTGCAGCGGCAAGAAGATTTCTCTCAAGACTCTTCTCTCCCGTTTCAGGGTCCTTAAGGTCAAAGTCAATGCATATAAGTCTCGGGTCAATACTCTGCGTCAGAATATAATGTTCTCTTAAAGTGTTGATCGCGTTAAGCTTCGACCTTGTGTAGTCCCAGCTATTCTTCGGCTTTGACCCACCGGTATCTGTAGGAACAGCATACTGAGCTTTTGCATCTTTCAAATATACATTGAGAGGATTCTCCATCAGATCGTCATCACTCATGCCGCTTACGTCTTTGAGCTTGAGCCATTTAGGAAGATTCTTCAGAATATCCGCTTTGCTCTCCTCCGCTACATCCGACGAACCACCTTCTCCAGCGCCTGAAGAACTCTTCTTACTCTTCACAACCTTAACTTCTCCGATTCCGCGATTCCTAACGTTCTTGAACCTTTCACGTCTGAAACCACGATATACGGAAGAGAGATGCTTGCGCGACCCATCCTCATCTACATACCACTCATCGTGCTGTCCTTCTTCAAAATATGCGCAGAGCTCTGATGCGAACGCTCTACGAGAAAGCTTTGTGTAAGCGTTTGAGTCCTCAACGTATTTCTTATACCAGGTCCAAGCGGTCGACAGCAAAATATAATCCTCAGCACAGAACTGGTCGTAGTACTCGAGTACGAAGTCATAGAACTCGTTAGTCTTTGACATCATTGTCATCGGTCTGTAGGCGTTATAAAGCTTCTTGTTGTTAGAATATAATTCCATGCAACGATAAGCAATACCTGAGATCTCGAAAGGAAGCTTTTCTTTAATCTCATCGTACTCGTCTTTCGGAATTGTGTTGCCAGTTGGTTCTATATCGATAAGTCTTCTTAAAAGACCCGATTTTGCATCTGTTATACGAACTGGATTATTAGTGCCCATGAGAAGAATAGTGTCAAATTTCGCAGTATATTTATTCTTAAACTTCTCATTGACGGTCATTGTCTCGTGAGATATTAACGTGTTAAGTCTCGCGTTACTCTCTATTCTAGAAAGATTGCCATCAGTTTGAATAGCAATAACAGGATTTGTCTTAAACGGCTCAAGGGCAAAGGAGTCGCTTTTATGCCCAAGCGCATCAGCTTCGAACGCCGAGGTATAGCCTTCAAAGAGCATCATGATAATATCAAGTACTGTACCCTTACCAGTTCCAGGTTCACCGTACAAAACTCCGAACTTCTGAATCTTTCCATTGTCTCTGCAAAGTCCAGCTCCTATAAGCCACTCGATCTTTTGTCTCTCACTGTCAGAATATAATACGGACATCAGTCTATCATATGCAGGAGTCTCCATCTCAATAGGGTCGTAAGGGAGTCTTTTCGAAGAATATAATTCTCTTGCCGCCTTATCACTCTTGAAGACTACTTTGGTATTGAGCGGCTTAAAATTATCCTGTACTTGTTTTGTATACTTGATAAAGTTTTCTGGTATCTTACTTCCACTGAGTGTTGCAACCGGGATTTTATATCTTTGTCTGTATTCGTACTCATCCATCTTGAGAGTTTCCATTTGACTTTTCACAAATTCCTGAATCGACGCATCAATGAGCTCATATACTCTGCAAATGTTTTGCGTCCACTCTTCATTCTCAAAATCCCAAGCCGCATAAAAGCACCCACCTCGTATCATCAAATCTTTGACTCTTGTCGAGGACGCGTACTGTACAGTGATTCTGCTCTCACGATTAATAAATTCATACCCAAATTTTAAAAAATCAAGCATAGTTTACCTCCTGAAAATATAATGCCTGAAACGCCATTTTGTCACCTAAAATCATGTCATTTTTGCCTCATTTTAACCCTCAAATCGACCTCTTGCAAATTAATACTTTTGCACGGAAAATCTGCACCTTTTTTGCTTTTTTAATCTATATATATATAACAACATTTATATACTAATTAAAAATAGTAAAATTTTCCGTGATTCCGTGCAGAGAGTCATTTTTTGGCCATATTACGTGGTTTTTTCTGCACCCTTTTTGAAAAATTTTCCGTGCATGCACCCTTTTTTTCCGTGCAGACCCCCAAAATCGACCATTTTTTGCCTCGAAAAATCACTCAAAAATGGCCTAAAAAATGACCCAAAAATTTTTCCGTGCAAAAATAGTGCAATTTTTAGTGCCAAAATGAGGCAAAATTTACATAAAAATCGACCAAATTTACAGACATTTTAACCCCTCACAAATAGCCCAAAAATATCCGTAAAATGACCTCAAAAACTCAAATTTCACTCCTCAAAACCTTCTCTAAAAAGACTCCTAAAACCCCAAAAATGAGGCTCAAAATAGAAGAAATCCAACCCAAAAGAACGCCATTCCCCTCCCGATTTCTACTAAAAAACCGAGCAAAAGTCAAGAAAATAATGCTTAAAACAACACACACAACCCGCAAAATAGCTATAATTTTGAACCTTCTGAGCTTATTTTTACCATCATTATTCCACTCATCAGCACCCTTTTTCACCTCAAAAATCACCTCTCAAATATCCGAAACATCGCAACAAATGGCCAAAACAACCAATCCGAACGCAAAAAGCATCACAAAAGTCCCCTCATCAAACACAAAAGGAAGTACTAAACCCGCTACAATCGCCACCCAAGACCCCCAAAGTATAAGATTTAGAGGCTTAAAATGGTACTTTTTCTTACCAATTTGACGAAATCTACACTCACAATTCTCGCAAAAGCATGTCCTATACCGCGTTCTAACCTCCAAAATCCCACAAAAATGCTTAACAGGCCCCTCAAAAGCGACCTCTTCACAAAAAATATCCGCCGAAAAACACTCAGGACACACCGGAAAACCGAATTCTAAGTCCAAATCAGGCTCTTCTGAGGCAAATTTTCCATGATAATCGACGATTACAGACCCAATTTTACCCTTTTTCTTCACAATTTTCACTCCTTAACACCCAAAATATCCTTCTCAAGACCCGCAACATAGTTTAAAGTGCTCGATTCTATGCCTTTGAACCCCTTTTTAATCCAATTCATAAGGAATTTTTGCTCTTCATAGTATGCAACAGCTCGCTTATAATACTCATGATCAGGATTTCCAGCAGTGCTGCCACCCAAAAGCAACGAATATACATGAAGCTGAGCGTTAATAGTATCCAAAACACCATCAATAGTGCTCATACTATCCGTAGCTAAGGACTTCTGAAGCATTTTAGCATTAGAAATATCCTTTTCAATGATCTCACGAGTCGTATCATCTAATTTACCCATAAAAACCTCCAAAATATCACACAATTTTCACATTTCTATCACAAAACTATCACATTTCGCATCAAAGTTTAAACCTCCGAGTCCACAATCCGCCCACCTTCTCACAAAAATCTCGCACCTCACAGCGAAAAATCAGTGAACAAGGGGCGCTTACAACACATTTTCAACTTGTCCTAACAAAAAATCCACAAAATATCACTCCTCTGCCTCAGTCTCAAGCCATTTAAGGTAGAATTCTTTGAGTTTCCGACCCTTTTCTAGCCCAGCAATACGCATGACATCGTCTTTGGTAAACTCATCAAAAGGAAATCTCTCACAAAGCATGCCACTAAGCCACGCAAACACCAAAATATCAGCAATATCCTCAGGGGAACCCGCTTTAATAGAGTCAAAATTGGTCATCTTTACCCTCCAAATCTTTACAAATATCCGAAGAGAGCCCAGAAAGAAGCTCAATAACGTCTCCTAGCTCCAAAATACGACTTTCTCGAGCCATAATAAGCCCAAGATTCACTTCATTAACCCGTCCATCGCCTATTTTCTCACGCAAAAGCTCTTCTTGACGACTCTTCAGTACAGAAATCGCATAATCAAACATAAAAACCTCCTAAATATAATAAAAATAGAGAAAGATTAGAGCCCCTGAACTAATTACAGTCCGACAGGGCTCTTTTAGTGGTCATTTAGTCATCAATCTTGCGATAAATGAATTTATACCAATCTTCGTACTCTCGTGTACACTGGATACAACAGTATTTACCGATTTCCCATATCAGAGCATATCCATGTGCCTTGTTGATCTTCTTTACTCTTAGTTTTCCAAAACATACAAGATCTTGCAATTCCTTACATTTACGAACAGTATCATCATACTCTCTTCTAATGTAATCATAATAGTCAAACAACGATTCAATTCCGAAACGCGTGTTTTGAAATACCAGATTAGCATCCTCGTTCCAAGAGTCGATTCTCTCGTTAAACAAGAGCCTTGCAAATTCATCATACGAAGAAAACCTCTTAGATAAAAATCTATCCAAGACAAGCTCTTCTATTGGACTTATTTTACCTCCTTTCTTCACCCATTTTACAAAAGGGTACTTTTTCTTAGTAATATCCATATTACCACTCCTTTCTGGCCTTTCGACCATTATAGAGGCTGAAAATAACACAAAAATAGAGAAAGATTAGAGCCCCTGAACCTTTTACAGTTCGACAGGGCTCTTTAAATAGTTATTTTCGGGTAGTAGTAATAGTAACGACTTCTTTCCCGGCCGCCTCGTTCAACATCCTAGCTTGTTTTGGACTAATGCTCAAAGCGTCTACAGCCATAGAAGCCATTTTATTCATGCCATCTTCGTCACCAAAATCCCGAAACATCTCCATTTCGAGACAGTAATAACGAAAAATAAAGAACTCCGCAACTACATGTATCGCAGTAATAGCCAAAACAGGAATGCAGAATATAAATACTGCCAAGAATCTTATAAACTTTATTACCATTCTTTCCACCTCCTTTCATTAGAGGAGCTGAAAATATAATAAGGATAGCCCTTGATTAGAGCGTATCCTTATTGGAAACCTTATCGTTCTATTTTTCATTTAATATGCGTTCCGCCGCTGTCATGATGCTTTTATTCTTCAATGTCGGAATCGTAACACCATTGATAATCGCAGCCAGTCCGATAGTATGCATAATATTCGGTGCATACTTCTTCATTAGCCGCTTTGAATCATCAAGTATTATTTTCCTTTGTACAGCTTCATGTATCTCATTGGCTATCATTGCAATTTCTTCCTTACTTCTCATAAATATCACCTCCTTTCCGGAATAGTTTCCATTATAGAGGCTGAAAGAATTAAGACATTACAAAAATATAACAAAAACCACTCCCAGATAGCCTCTCAGAGCCCCGTACAGACGCACAGAGACGCCTTGTATGTTTGAAACACTGGTAATATAGTGTAGGAGAAACCCCTCTTAAAACGCCTATACGAAGCTCTCAGAGGCTGCTAGAGGCATTGTAGAGCATCTAACTTTAGTTTATAGTTCCATTCAGAATATAATAGAGAAAAGCTATAGGCCCTGAATTGAGCATATAGCTTTATTTCTTAATTGACTTCATCACCACGGAACCTGATGACCTGTAAGCCGAGTAATATCATCTATAAGACACTCCTTAGCCGTCATGTAGTATGCGATATCCTCATTAATCTTCTCATACACTCCACTATAGTCAGTATCACGATGCTCAAGCTGCAACATCCCTACGTGTTTGTAACCATTGTAAGTCTCAGAGATTTTGTCGTTAATCCAGTCAATATGCTCAAGAAGCTTATCAACAGCGTCCTCGACAGTGTAAATATCCGCAGCAGACCCCTCAAGAACCCCAATTCCTTCGTCAGAGATGTTAAAGAAGTCGTAAATATCCCCATCCGACCCGCGATATGCCATGTTAAAGATAGCATCTTCACTGATGACCATTAGCTTCAACCTCCAAATCTAAGACACGAAATCCCAAGATGCTAAGCTCTTCAGTGTAGTAGTCGATAAGCTCATAATACCCAGTGATAGCCGCATTAAGATGATGCATAACCTCCTCACCCTTAGAAGCATAGGCCTTGTCCTCCATCATATCAAGACCCAAGCTTTGCATCTCAGAATATAATGATTCAAGTCTTGCTTTCATGACAGTAATCTTCCGCATGCAACGAGCCTTCTCCATCTGACGACTGTGCTCCAAAACTTCAGTCATCCCAACCGACCCATCTCGCATAAAAGCCATCGGATTCCTATCAAGCTCCGCAAAGAACCTGTCAAGAGCTTCCGTCCCCTTGCGTCTTTTATCCTTCTCCATGTCATCAAGCTCCTCTCTTAAAGCATCCATAGTATTACCTCCTATAAAATATAATAGACCCTGATTATAGAGTCCAAAAAGTAGAGGACTTGACCCTTAATCATTAATTTTGATCAATTACGTCTTTAAGTCCTCTATAATATAGTTCGGAGTTTCAAATCCATCGTGTAGATTCGATTAGCTACACTTCATTATCCTCCTCCATTATAGGGATTGAAAATTTTGAGAACCCGTTCGCTAGAAATATAATACCCAGGACGGGACTCGAACCCGCATGATTTCTCATTGGAACCTAAATCCAACGTGTCTGCCAATTCCACCACCTGGGCTTATCTTATAAGGTGGGTATGATTAATAGAGGTGCTGGGCTTTTTAGACCCGCAGAATATAACATCCCACGGGTCTTTGCCTTATACTTATCTAAAATCATCACTCATACCCAAGAGCCGCAGCAGCCTCACCATGAATAATATCAAGATGACCCTCAAGCTCTTCAATGTACTCCTTGTGTTTCTCACATTCCGCTTTAAGTCTTACGTTCTCAGCTCTAAGATTCTGCTCAACTGTCATACCATCAAGATATACACCGTTACCAGCAGATCCGGCCTTCTTTGCAGCATCACGAATAGCATCACCGCGTTTGAGAGCCACCTCAGTTTTGTACTTAGAGATGACATTCTCTTTAATCTCAAGACAAAGATTTTCTGCAAGAGCTGTAAGAGGAATCTGTTTGACATTAAAATATCCACAGATAAATTCCACCTTCTCAGCAAGAAGTACTGCACGACGAACCTCACGATGAACCTCACACACAATATCATCCAGAGAATAGTCACCAACGGAACCAAGAGTTGCCGCAATATCATCACGGAATCTGCAGATCATCTCAAGTTTACCAGAAAGATCCTTCTTCTCCTCAAGATGCCTATTCAAAATATCCAGAATCTCAGAGCATTCATTAGACTCACATCCAACCATCTTCTTAACCTTATCTCTAAAGGACAGGAAATCTCCAAGAATTACAGCATCCATGTTTCTGAGTTTCTCCTTATTAGTGATAATATGCACAATCTCTTTAGACATATCCATTACGCTGGCATCAGCAGCGAGGTTCATTTTAGCAGGAAGACAAGCGTTGTAGACATTCATAAGCGCCGCATGAGCCTCTTCGCACTCGCAGGCCTCTTTTACCATCAAATCAATCCTATCAAGAATATCCTCGCGACTAGCATCAAGATCCATTTTGAGAATCATCTTAAGCTCTTCGTCGTCCACGCTTCTTTCATGAACCCAGTAATGCGCCTTGTCAAGAATATCGTGAACAGTCCGCCGACCAGTAACCTGCAAAATATCAGCCACAGCCATAAGGTCCTTTTCAAGTTCAGTATTACGTTTCTCGGTGTATCTCGCATCGTTCCTCATGGCCGTGAATCTCACAACAATATCATCCTCATCATGATAGCAGGTGTACATGGGATCAAAAATATCACCAAGTCTGTTTCTGAAAGATACGAATTTCTGTTCCCACTTTCTATGAGCTTCTTTTTCTGACTCAAGCTCTTTCTCAATCTCTGTAAAATGTCCAATAATCTTATCATCAGGCAAATATCCACCGTATTCGCTATCTATAAGACCGCCAAGGGTGTTTCTCATGTTTAAAAATCTCTGACGCCACTCCTTCTGCTCCTCACGATTAGCTTCAAGACCATCTTCAAGGTCCTTAACTTTCATCTTAAGAGAAGTGTTCTCAAGTTTCATATCAGAAAGCTCTTTCTTAACACGGCAAAGCTCTTGGAACAATTCACTCTTAGTCTTCTCGCCGCCAACGAGCCCATCGCCATATTCGTACTTAGAAATATAATTCTCAAAGTCTTTTCTTACCATAGGTGATGCAAAGGTAGGTCCAAGCAGGTCCTTAATAACAACAGCCCGAATAGTAACCTCAATGGTATCAGTAAGATTATTACTAAGTTTCGTCTCCCACTGACCGATTTCCGCATTCTCAAGTCTCATAACTCATTCCTCCTCAAATTTATAGTCTCTATACATATCGGCAACTTTACCAATCTCATATAGAGGACAATCCTCAACGTAATACCCGCAATTTTCACAGGTAGTATCAGCAACAAAGTCTTTATGTGCACCATCAGGATACTCACAATACTCTAGATGTCTTACATTACAATCAATCGAATCTTTAAAATGTAGAGCCCCACAGCACGGGCACTCAACCTTGGCCATTAAACTTTCCCCACACTTAACATAATGACCTTTCAAAATATCAGACAAATCATGAGCTTTATGTGGCATAACTCATTCCTCCTTATTATCTTCCTCCACGATACTCCAATCATCAGAAGTAATCCCACTCGCATCAAAGTTTCTTACCTTATAAATCCTATCAGTATGCCGAGTCCCACAATAGATATGCTCCTCAAGACTCTCAACATCCTTGCCAATGAAAATATAAGCCCCATTCCACTTCTTGCGAGTAACCCTCTTACCCTTTCGCATAAGCTTAATAGCCTCATCAAACAGCATCAAATATCACCTCCTTTCTCTTCTGCTCCATTATCACAACAACGACGGACCTTCTCAATCTCCCAAAGAAGGCTCGAAATAATACCATCAACGCCGCGCCGAGCCTCATCTTCGTTCTCAGCATGACGGATGACTACTTTAGAAAGAGAGTCAGAGTATTCTACCCCATAGATACTAAAGGCAAATATCCTGCGGGTATCGTATCCCTTGTAAGAGAGTAACTGATCGACTCCAAGGTTCTTCACATCTACAGCCATATCCTCACGGAAGTAATAAATATAATGAAGAGGCATGGAAAGGAGAGCCTCAAGCTTGTCCCCACTAAGGAGGGAATCGGGCAAATCAAGCTCTAAGACTTCCACATCATTGCTATAAGCCTTGTAAATATCAGCAATAGCAAGAGCCTGCTCCTCTTCCGCCATTACCTGATAGCAAGAGTAGCCAGCCTTCTCTTCATAGCAAGTAACGTAACACTTCACAAAATATCACCCTTTCTGCCTGTTTTCATCATTAATAGCCTAGACATTATAAATTACCTCCTAAAAATATAAAGCAGTATGGTGCCCTCAGATTATTCCAAGAGCACCACACCAATTCCATGTCCTCAAATTTCTTCCTGCAGAGCCTCAATCTGAGCTTTGAGCTCCTCCTCAGAAAGACCCTCAAGAGCCGCGTCCTGTTTTGCTTTGAGAATCGCGAGGAGCTTCTGTTCCTTCTCCTTATTCTCAAGGCGCTTTCTTGCCCTCTCAATCTGAGCCTGCTTATCAAGGAAGATCTCTTTGACAATTTCCATCTTCACAAAGAGAATATCATCCTCAACTTCCTTCTCAGTGATAAGACCCTCTTCGTCAAGTGCACGAGCCTGCTTCTTTAAAATCTTATAGATAGAGTCAAGCTCCTCAAGATTCAGAAAGAACAAGTCTTCAACAGATGCAGAGCCCTTGTAAGGAAATCTCAGGTGAAGCTCAAGGGCGTACTTAAAGATGTTGTCGGTTACTTTCATTTTTCATTACCTCCAGAAAATATAATAGATTTTATGAGAAACAAGCAGGATTAGAATTTGATCTTGTAAACCCGCTTGGATCCATCATACTTTGTTACTCTCACAACGACCTCGCCCCTCTTATCAAGAGCAAAGCCAAGACCAGAGAGCTGGTTATCGGACGGTTCTACTCTCATCTGACCAGAAAGAGCCTCCATAACACGTCTGTGAGAATATAACTCATCGCAAAGGTACTCATTGAACATGCCACTTGGAGTCTCATCGGACATGCAGCCTTTGAGCATGAAGAAGAGATGTTTATGACCGCTCTTCACGTCAGCAGTAGACCAGTGATTCGGAGAATAGCAAATAAGACTCACAGGAACAAAGTTATTAGTCTTAACACCCCACATAGTCTTTGTCTGATGAGATTCGGGCAGAAGAGGCTTCAATGTGAATTTTCGAGTCTTATGGTCATATATCACATCTGCAATATCCACCCTCTGATGATAACACATACTGTTAGGATAGTCGAACGAGTAAATGTTCCCGTCGAACTCAATCTCTGCTCTGAAACCATGCTTTGCCTGCCCAGAATATACATGAACAAAGAATCTATAAGAGCCAGAAACCATTGTGTCCCTAGTCTCCCAAGTAATATTCTCAACTGCCACCTGGCCATTAGGCTCAATAATATCCACGTCAAGCTGGCCCTTAGTCGGAGAGAAATTAGGTTTTTTAGCAGACCCAAAGTAGATTTCGTAGCAACAACCATACTTCATAGGTTCCAGGCAATGGGCATCAAGGTCACAGTTATCCTCTCCGGATTCATTCCACTGGATGCTGAACCGAAGATCGCCATCTACCTTACCGCCAAATTCCTTAACCCTCTCCTTCATCATGGAGTCTGTGAGGTTACCAGTGTACGCCCAGCTAAAGGAGTTACCCCATTTGAAGAGAGATTTAGAGTCAGAATTCTTAGGTGCAATGAGGGATACAAGATTATTAGAGTGAGAGTTTTCAACATAGACCTCAGCCCCAGAAGCAGATTTCAAAATATCCACAAAGGCATCGGGCGAAATCTCCTCTACCCTGTCAAAGTTCTCCTTATGCCCTCCCTCTGCCATTTTAGAAAGAGTGTCGAAAATATCAACAGGCTCCTTAAGTTCCCTTGCGGTGTCTGCATCGACAAAGAGAATATCGTTAATAGTTACATCGGATTCTTTTGCAAATCTGCGTTCAAGGCTATCAGAGAATCCAAGCTCTGTGATAGTCTTCTTTGTATCCTCGAGCTGCTTCTTAGAGAATATAGGCTTTGATCTCTTGTAGTTAGAAGGAGCTGTGATAGTCTCGTATCTGCGAACAGCCTCATCGAGTTCCATGCCCCCAGAAATATCCATGAGAAGCGTACCAATAGCAGAGTTCTTAATGTGACGAACTGCAGGACTCACAATGACAGATCTCTCCCATGCGAAAATATCTTCTGCCTTCTCGTCGGAAAGGGACAAGAACTGAAGCTTTTCTCTTTTAAATCCTTCGAGTGTCTTTCTGTATTCAGGACCTTTGTAAAGAGAGTTCTCAGAGATAAGGTCAAGAACAACATTTAGAGCCTCAAGATCAATCTCACGAAGAGCTCTTAAAAAGACTTCTTTGCCAGAGCGGGACTCCGAGATGATTTCGTTCTTGTGAACATTGGACGCGCTGTAGAATGTATTCGGAATATCCACACGGAAATGGAAGAATTCGTTGATATGTCCGTCATCGTTAACAGAACGGTTAACCTCGCAGCCAATAGCCCTCTCCGAAGAAATATAAACCCCGGAAACTTTGCCAGCAAGCACAAACTCCCGCATCGCAACTCTCACCGGCTCATACGTGGGGTCATTCTTAGTATCGAAATCCCAGATAGTCTCAATCTCTCCATCATGAATTGCAACCACATTACTGAGAGCCTTGATAAAATGTCTGCAGCAGGAGCAATCATGCCATGTTTTAGTTTTGAAGATAGGATTAGTTCCTTCCGGAAACGCAGAGAGATACGTCTCCCACATCTTATCCTTATCCACGTCCATCACAAAGAGTCGCGCAGATCTCCCACACATATTATCGAAATGCTGTCTCAGAGCATTACGAAAGTTCATAAAAATCATACCCATTGTTAATTACCTCCTAAAAAATATAAAGAATTGAGAGGACCTGAATTACTCAAGCCCTCTCGCTTCTGGTTAAGTCAACTTACTCTTCCGTCTCGTCCTCTTCCTCTTCGGGAACATTTTCAGGTGGCATCTCAACAATGTTGTTGTCGCCTTCTCCTTCGGTGCAGCAGTCATCGCCTCTGTCGTCTGCTTCAGATCTCTTGTTCAGCCCTGAAATATCAGGACGCTTTACAAGATACCCGATCGCCGCCGTTGCCAGCAAACCGATGATGCTAGCACCAATCTTAAAAAGCTTAGTTTTGTTCATAAAGAACACCTCCATAAAATATAAAGATTTGACGGTCAAGTCATCCATGCTCGACCATTATAGAGATTGAAAATATTGTTGCTTTTGTGTAAGACTCATTTCTTCTGCTTGTTACGCATCGTCTCGATCACAGGGTTCGTAAATACTGCCATCACGTGTTTCTTATTACGTTCTTCCCACTCCTCGTCAGATATTAAGTGAAGTTGGCCAAGACAGTTTGTAATATCAACACAAGTGGCGTGATAATATGCAAGAGCCTTAGCTACTACAAATGCAAGTTCCATAGAATCACCTCCTTTACTAAAATATAATAGACAGAAATAGAAGGCGCTGAATGCACGTTCAAACGCCTTCTTCGATTGGATTAATCTTTCTTTATTCTTATAGAACAAAGATACGTCTTACCATTAGCCTTTACTGTTCCGACGAGCTCTGGAGAATCTTCACCTGGAAATATCATCATTCGTACTTTGATTTTGTTTCCATGTGCCTCTTCATCTTTCCGCATCATACGCTCAAGAACCCTGTTTGCTTTTTCCATGATGGTACCGTCATATTCTTCTTGCCACCCTGCCTCATTTTGATCAGGATGAGCTTGTTCGAATGTTCGATTCCACGCTTCGTAGCACGGATTCAGTAATGACACGGCTTTGTTGTAAAACCGCACATAGAGCCTTTCCTCAGAGTCTAGAAGTTCCATAGTCGGGTTAACTTCTTCTCCGTTCTCATCTCGCCAGATTACGAAAGCTTTGTAGTCTTTCATACCTAGTACCTCCTATAAATATAATTTCAGTCACATCCAATCATATGACCATTATAGGGGTTGAAAGTATTGGAAAGAATTGAGAGGCCCCGAAATTAATCGAGAACCTCTCTTTTCTGACTTAAAGTTTCTTTATAGTGAAAGATGCGATTCTATAATAACATACATAAATATCACCTCCTTTCTGGCCGATAGTCACTCGACCATTATAGGAGCTGAAAATATCACCACCTAATAGGTATCCTGTCATTCATATGCTCTTCTGTCCATTTGAGAATATCAGGCAGCATGTCTCGAACTTTATTCTCAATCTCCTGATCCCACACAAGAGGCCAGGAACTAATGCCGCCTACTATAAAAGTCTCATGAGAAGTCATATAAGGGCCGATAACTTCGATAGCTATTCTGAAATCCATACACCACTGCTCACGATCCTCGAGTTTGAATTTGTCATGAATATCTACATGCCCACGAAGCTTGCAAGAGTTTATCTCATCAGGAACCCACTTCTCCATTGCATGTCTAATAACGCATCCAAACCCGTCAACAGCATCAACACTATTAATAGGTGGAATTACGTTAATCTCGTAATGTTTCATCTCACATCACCGCACAAACGACCCGACCGTCATAGTCGTAGCTTGCCTTTCCTAAAATATAATGCCCGCCCTCCTGGTACGTCTCTTTAAACCAAGCAAAGGCATCCTCCGCTCTGTCCCAAGGAATCACATCCCAAAGTTCTTCAGGAGGATCAAAAAGAGGAAGCTTCTCGTATTCCTCATCGGGCATATCAATTTCATCGCACCCGCAGCAGTAACAGATTCCATTCGTAAAATATTCTTCATCGAAATTAAATTCTTCGATAGCTTCCGCCAAATCTTCTGATTCTTGCATACCTCTTTCTGTAATAGAGATAAGGCCGCAAGACCTGCTTACCTTATTGAGGTCAATCTTAGAAACATCATACCCGAGTTTATCAAACGCCTTGTATTCGTAGAGCTCTCCGTTTTCGTCTTTACTTCCGTCAATACCTCCATGCTCATCCTTAACATGACAGATGACATTACCCTTAGAGTCCTTCATGTCATGCTCTTCGATAACAAAGTCCTCCCACAAAATATCAGCAAGACAGCACTGAAGCTGCTCCTTAGTCCACGAGGGAGAATAGTCGCGCTTCTTAAGAGACTGGATTAAGTCCCTCGCCACATTATAGCACTCGATGGTGTACGCAGACCAATGAAAATATAAGGTCGCGATTTTCTCTTCGTTTTTAATACACTGAAATACCAATCTTTCGCCCATTTTTATTTACCTCCTGGTTAATATACATAATCAACAGCTTCCTGACGATTTATAAAGAAATGGATGCCAGGTGCACACTCTTTAAAACGATCTTCACAGAAATCATCTACTTTTACAGTCTTTCCGACTTCGTATACGAAAGCCCCATCATGTATACTCTTCGCGACTTTAAATTGTGAAACATGTCCTGACATTGTTTCTATTGAAAGAACTATAGCCTCGCTGCAACGGCACTTTCTTCCAGTTGCAGATGACCTTTTTGCGGTTTCTGGAATCTTAAGTTTTACAATAAGATCACATTGGCATTGCTTCCATCCTATGAACTCACCAACTTCAGGGCAAGCCATTGGAATAAACGGGACATTTTTGGCACAATATAACTTAACACCATATAAATCAGCATCACGTAAATCCGCACCACTTAAATCAGCACCACGTAAATTAACACCACGTAAATTAACACCATATAAATCAGCATCACGTAAATCAGCATCACGTAAATTAACACCACTTAAATTAGCACCATATAAATCAGCATCACGTAAATCAGCACCATATAACGTAGCATAACGTAAATCAGCACCACTTAAATCAGCACTATATAACTTAGCATCACGTAAATCAGCACCATATAAATCAGCATCACGTAAATCAGCACCACGTAAATTAACACCACTTAAATCAGCACTATATAACTTAGCACCACGTAAATCAGCACGTTTCGTTTCCCAATCAGGGCAGTCTTCTTTAAGCCAATGCTTATGTTCTTCAATAATCTTGTCAAGATTTTCTTTTGAGATTCTTTCGCCCATTGTAATTTACCTCCTTAAAAATATAAGCGATAGAAGCTGTTAAAAGCCCCTACCGCTTATGGATTATTTGTTCGATTTTTTCAGAAAAGCCTTTGCGGACTCCTGGAGTTCGAGTTTTCCATTCGTCCACATATTGGCAATCTCTTTCGCTTCGATCTCTTCAAGACCCGTAGTCAAAAGCCAATTATAGAATTGCGTGTCGTATAATCTGACAAGCTTTTCTTTCTGACCTCCAACATTGAGCCAGGAAGCAATGTAGCGAGAGTATTCAATGCCAGTGGATGCTATTTTGTTACTCCAATCCCACATAGGTTCTCCCTCCTTTCAATCAATAGTACCCGCTTTCCATACGGATCCATTATAGAGATTGAAAGAATTGAGATCTCGTCCGTAGGACTATTCGAAAAAAGTGAGATGCAGTCCGAAGGAAAATATCATTCCTTCGTATCGAGCTCCAGAAACTCGATCTTCCCGTCCATGTAGTCTCTAATATCAATTGTGTCCTTTGAAAGCTCGCCTTTGTCAAAGAGGAACACTATCATCTCAGACAGCCCTTCGTCAAACCCCGCAATGAGAACGTCACGAACCATGCAGGGAGGAACGTTTCTCTTCATACAAAACGCCCTACCAATCTCAAAGTAATTGGTATCAAAGACAGTAGTCGAAATATAACCTTTTGTCGGTTCTTTGTATCCAGTCACAAATTTACTCCCTTTCCATCCAAATATCACGAGCCTTCTCGTTACGCTTAATACGGTCTTCCGCATCACCGATTTTTCGTGTAACGTAATTACTAATGACATCAAGGTCTTTATTGATAGGAGGATTTACTCCAGAAATATAATCTACAACGTGCAAAACTGCGAGTAAAAACTCTTTCTCGTCTTCTGCATCTTTTATGTTTTCGTTGATTTCATTTAGTCTGTCCTCAATGAGGTTGCTGAAATCGCTCATATATCCTCAAACTCCCTTTCTTTGCATTTTCTTAAAAGCTCTCTGTAAGTAATACCTTTAGAAGTGAGCCATGAACCATGCCATGAAGTACCGTGCTCACAAAGGTCAAGAGTTTCTAGATACTTCACCATGAATTCCATAAGTCTTGGATCTTCTGTACGAAACTTCTCCTTAAAGAGTTTCTCACCTGTAAAACCGAAATAGGGTACAGATAAACGGTCGTAGTCCTCGTCAATAGTATAGCACTCCAGAAGGTCTAAAAGTGCCATCATCATCTCAGGAGGGCTCCCGCAACCACAGAATTTCAGAACTTCATAGTAGAACGCGTTGAAAATATAATCAAACACGATCTCCATATCAGGCTCATCCTTCTGAAGCTCCTCCATAATATCATCAAAGGAGTAACCGTATCCATAGATTCCTCCTCCATGATGGCAATCTCTCATAAGGGACTCTTCCTTAGGCGGCCACTCCTTGTCCCAAATATACATAACGTTCTTTGCCAGCTGAATATCAGTCATTGTTATTTCCCTCACTTTCACAATTTCCAAATCTTATCAGACATAAAAGCCGTTTGTGATTTGATTCTATCCCTCAAAACCTCTCTTAAATCGTCTGAAGATATCGTCGTGTTATCTGCTAGATGAGAAAGCAAATCATCGGTCAAGTCTTCATCCTCGTCCTCATCATCATCAAAGCACATAAAACTCATGTCATCTTCTATAGATTCCATGCCCTTATCTTCGTCATCGGTAGACTCATCAATAGCACAGCATAGACGCAATATTATAAACAGGCACATTCCAACAGTGAACCCCAGTACAGTGCAGACCGTTATAGCCAATGCCATGAGTACTGACCCAAGGGCTGCAAAGAATGCAACAGCAAATAAAAGTCCAACGACTCCACCATTAATTTCCTTGCTAGACTCCCATGCCACGAACTTACACCCACAAGAAGTGCACTTATGAGGGAGGTAATGGTATTTCTTACGTCCAAAACCTCCCCAGCATCTTACTGTTACATAGCCGACCCTATCATGATATGCTTTAATTTCCTCGTCAGTATTGCCGCAATTAGGACAAATATAAGCACGAAGGTTCTCATCATCTTTTGTTTGTCCAGATATAATGTGGAAACCAGATTCGTTACGTGCTTTCATCACAAAGAGCCTCCTCCATCTGCCTTACGTATGTCCTCTCTTTAGCAGGGACATTCACGCATCCTCTACAGTCTCTACTAGGAACAAGGACGCACATTGCTTCGTAAAGGTATGCCTTCTGCTTGAACATTTTCTTTCGGCATTCGATACTTTTGTTCAGGCGACGCTCTAAGTTTTTCATAGTGTCGTCATGACGTTTTCGTTCCTCTTCGATTGCTTCTCTTATTACTTTCTGTTCATTGTCAAGTTTTGCTATATCCTCATCGAAAGCCTTGATGCGTATATCAAGCTGATCTGCAAGGTCAAACGTGTTCATCGCTTCCTTCGTACTCATCATGCGGCACCTCCTCTCCTTTTAGAACTCTTTCTATCTCAGTCCTAGTGAGAACAGATCCTGGCAGAGAAATAGACTGGTGGTTAATCCAATCATCATATCTTTCAGCCTCATCATCTGTAAGATCCCGAGCCCCTTCTGCGGATGGCCGCATCGCCTCAATAACAGTTGCATACCGAGGAGACCTAAACATCTTGTAAAGAGGAAGATACTGCTCTGGAGTCATGAGGTCGACAGCACTAAGCAGCCAAGCGTACACCTCATCATAAGAAATACCGCCCTTTGCAGGAGCTGTCTTGATGAGCTCATTATAAGGAAGAGTGTCTATGAACTTCATAAAGTCAATACGCCACTCGTCAAGTTTATGAGTTAAGCGTCCGCCATGGTAGATGTTAGCGAGCACCTCATACGAGAGCATAACCGTCCGCTTCTGGTTGTAAGACGACGGAAGAAGCTGAATCATCTGCCACCAGTATCTTTTGTCATTTGTTTCAATAAATTTTTCTCTTGCCCAGTTTAATGCTTTGATTGTCTGAACAAAATCGCGTCGGATATCGAATCGATGGTCTCCCATCTCATCTGTCCATTTGAACTCTTCAAGATGCTCGATGCTAAAGTCCTCTTCTGTAAACTCTTTCTCCTGAATCTTATGCATGGTAGAGCAGGAATTCGCAACGGTTCCAACCTTATATGTGTCGTATTCCTTCCACCAGTAAAGAGGAGCCGTAATATCCACATATACAACAATCATTCTTCTGAACTTCGCATGGACACTACCTCCTTTGCAAAGCTGGAGAGCAAGTTTCAAATCATTAGGCCCAAGCTGAACATCTCCTCCGTTGAAAAATGAGTCACTCTTCTCCCAACTGTTCTTAGGATTTCTCATACCACGGAATGCAGGCTCAAAACCCGCAACTTTGACATTTTCGAATTTAAGCATCGTTATTGCCATCCTTTCTATTCTTGATCTTTTGATACAGATTTCTGATTGCATCCTCAATAGTATCACCAACCGCATAAGCAGGAATATCAACAGTTTCATATCCCTCTTGACCACTCCAAAACTCAGCAGCTGTAATATCATCTTCCTGTCCATCCAGCGGAACCATGTCGGGCTGGCAATTCCAAGCAACGTATCGCCCACCAGAATACGTACCGCTATAACGATCCATTACGATAGTGAGCGGGTAAATATCAATCTCGTAATTTGATGGCTTTTCTGCGATTTCTTTGCCACTGGACCACATTTCTACAAGCCCTACGCCGCTGCAACCTTCCTCTGGACAACTAGACTGCCAAGACTTTAAAAAGGGATTTACGATGACGCATTTCTCATCATAACTTGCTTCCCATACACAACCACAGATGTTACAAGTAAATCGCAGAATCTTCGCATCTCTCTGAGCCTTGAGTTTCTGCTGATTACCATTTTTTCTGATTACCATAAAAATATCACCCTTCCTCGAATTCTTTTAGGTATCTATCCCGGCGCTCTCTAATGTAGTTGATGATAAGGTCAAGAAGTCCAGGATGACTCTCTTCGTCAAAATATAACAGTGGATCAGACTGTCCGAGTTCGTCACCATTGAACCTCCCTACAAGAGTAAACATGTCATACTCAGGGTTCGTCTTAGCCTTCTCGAGAACTTCAAGCTGGTCTTCCAGATCCTCAATATTAGCAAGAAGGTCCTGAAGTTTTTTAAAGTGATCTCTTGTCATGTTACGTTACCTCCATATTCTTTTTCGGTAGTATCCATACGTTTCTCTAGCGACTTCGCTCGAGCCTCTAATTCCTTAACCCGTTCCAAAAGATCGCAAATATCACAAACATCATAATTATGCTCGACTTCATCACATTCATCATAGTGAGTAATATAAGGGTCGCTACGGAACTCGCAATTAGGCGTGATGCAGTTTGCAACGTTTCTAAGTGCTGCAAAGAGGTCTGCACGATTATCCACAACGAGATATCCTCCAGACGGTGTTCGCACTTGGACATAACCGTCTTTGATAACTAGATCCTTATCACTTTGTATAAGTTCCTTAATGTCGAGAGCATCGCAAAGCATTGTAAAAGCCTTTCTCTCATTAATGGTAAGTTCAAGACATGCAGTTACTTCCATAAAATATCATTCCTTTCCTTATCTAAAATCAGATTCTCTCAAAACGTCAATATCATCAGGCCTCAATGTACAGAGGAAATTATCAATGACACCGCCAGTACAGGTTTCCGACAACGCTATTGCTGAAAATCTACCATTCCGGATAATCTTATCTTTTGAAAGCGATAGGTCGATTCTAGTCATAAAAAATCCAAGTCTAAGCATATTACGAGTTTCAGGATTCGTAATGATTTTCTCATAAATATCACTATTTGTCTCATTGAAGTCGATAGTAGCACGAAGTCTTGCTTTACGATCTCCTTCTTCAGGGACATATTCGATTGTTGCCATACCGATAATGTTAGCATCACGCAGCCGAATATCACTATCAAGACGGTCTACAACATGAATCGGTCCTCTATGGTTACTAGCGAGACTCGGAAGATAGTCTTCTGCAATAATATAATCCGTAGTTCCAATCTTGTCGCCAGCTACGTAAAGGTCTCCAGAAGCTATAAACAAATTGTGATCCATTATTCAACCTCCATTCTTGGCATCCATCCAAAGCTCAAATCCGCTCTGAACTTCTGGCTCGATTGCAAGCAAGAACCATATCAGAAGTCCAGCGATAACAAGTAGAACCAGTAGAACCCCAGTCATCTGCAGGAGCTCTTTAAATCTATACCGTTTCCATTCCTTCCAAAGAGCGCTGTTCCGTTCGAACTTGCACTGACAAGTCTTACAACGACAAAACTGCTTATCGTATTTAAGTTTATAGAGCTCTTTCTCTTGATAGGTCTGATCATGCCATTCCTCAGTTATTTCTACGTCATCGGATAGGCATTCAGGACACAGCAGCACAGACTTAAAGTTCCCTGTTTCGTTCGTCTTATCTTGCTCGTATCCATGAACCTTTACAACGTACTCATCACTTTTGTCAGAGTACTTACGGTCACCAACCACAAATATCATTCCTTTCAAAATCTAAGAAATTCATCGTCAGGATACTTGTCATAGTCGTCATACCCAACTTCAACGTCGTCAAGGTTGATGGTATGAAATGTCTGGAAATTGCATTCAGGGCATATAGCACTGTCTCCATCGTACTGATTTGTCATTACTTCCTTTTTACTAGGATCTGCACTAAAACAGCATCCACATCTATCGCACTCGAACGTAATGTAAAGATGCTTATTGTCATACTTGAAAGCCTTCTCAAGACTTCCGTGTTTTAGAATGTTCATTTCTCTTACCTCCCAAAAATATCAAATTCACCAGCGAGAATCATCTTATATAGACAATGACCCATCCGGATTTCCCTGTTGGTTCTGTCACATTTCCCAAGAGTTATCTCAAAGAGGTCGTTATTCATGTCGTGCACAAATATCCTGTAGCCAAGAGTAAATAGCTCAGTTGTGCAAGTTACGAGTTGAAATGTATCAATGACCTCATCTCCGCGTTCTATCGCTTCCTCAAAGTCATGATAAGTAAGGCAGAAGTCATCATGCCACACTCTCACCATAGGACTCGGATTAAGATATAAATGATACTCTTTAGCCATTGAGTTTATACCTCCTTCTAATTTATAGTATTATTCTTTAGAGCGATTGTTTATATACCACTCATCGTATTTTGCTCCGAAGTCACCAAGATCACAAATTGTAGGAAAAGAGCAAAGTTGTTTCTTCTCCTCGCAAATACCATAGAAATAAGATTATTAAGATGGTACGTAAGACTGGCATTAGCTTTTTTCATCCTCTCACACCTCCTTTCTCCACTTAGTTCCATTCTGGTCGATGATCACGTCAGAAAATATAATGGTATCTGCATCGCTCTTACCAGCCTTCTCTTTAACATCGTACTTCAGTTTGATGTCGCGGAGCTTCTTATACATCAGAGGGACGCCAACACAAAGGGCCACAATTTCCTTAGCACCAATCTTCACCACAATATCGACATTTTTCATAACGCATCTTATCCTTTCTTATTCTGATTTGACGCCCACTTCTCTAAAAGCGCCATCTCTTTTGAAATATCAAGTTTCTCAGTTAAGAGATTTCTCTCGGTCTCAGTTTCAGCAGGTATCTCCCTGCATTCCATTGAGGCTTTGAGTTCCTTTTTGACTTCTCCGTAAGAAAGTTCCTCTGTATCAGGGTTCTCACCAAATACACGATTAATATAATCAATCTTGTCCATGTCAGAGATTACTTCAAGGAGCTCTTCAATTCTGTAACCCATACCGCCTCATCCTTTCCTACATAAGTAAAGTTCACAATAGGAAGTTTCTCAAGGGCCTCCTTAAATCCTTTCTTGCCGAGTCTCCGTGACGTCTGTTTCCTTGTGATGACAAACTGATCAACGAGTTCATCTCTATTAGACACAATACCAATATCACCATTAAGCACGTCGATTGCCTTCTGGAGATAGCAGTCTTTACCATTCTGCAAAATATAATCGTCAATCAGTTTGCAGATGGCAAGGTAATAAACGGGTCTCAAATGTCCAGGAGTATTACGCATTCTAATGAACGTAGTCTTTGTGAGTCCTAGATTCAATGCCATATCGTCGTTAGACAATCCTGCAAACCCCATGATAACAGGAAGGTCCATTCTGAACTGTTCAAGAAACGCATCGGATAAAATCTCTTCGCTACTATACCTGTAATACATTTTTCTCATTCCTCTCTTTCAAGTTTCGCAATGGCCTGTCTTAAAGCGCTACACTGGCCACGAAGTTCTCTTCTATCACCCTCAAGGACTGTTAAATCCTTTGATAGCCATTTCGCATCATTGAAATTTGTCTCAGCATCCTCAAGTTTTCCTCTAATGAAATGAATTGCCTTAGTCGTCTTCTCGAGTTCTTCAGTCTTGTCGTCTAGGGTGTCTTTCAGTAAATTGATGACGTAGAGCTCATCCATCAGTTTTCACCTCCTCATGCATACGTTTAAGCCAAATATCATCACAATAAGCAGGAGGCTGATCTATTTTACTAGGGTCACATCCTTCCCAGAAAGGACACTCGTGACAATCAATCTGATCAGTCATGAGTCTTGCAATCTCCAAATCAGAAAGCCCCTTAAGATGAAGAGCGAGGGTCTTCTGCCACAGTTCCATAAAATATAACCTCCCTCAGTCTTCCGGTTTAAACCACATCGTAGTCCCGCAACAAGGGCATGTCGTATACCCTACCGGCGTCTTATGTGTATTGTCAACGTAGCAATCCCGTGCGTCGTATGTATCAATCTCAAAGATAGCATCGCAAAAAGCGCAGCTCATTCTCTGAGGGTTAATAGGGTTTCTGAGGGACTCTACCTTTTTGGGGTCTCCGGGCCTTATCACAATCATTTTATACTCTCCTTACAACACTTATTCTTACTGCATTCTTATCCATGAGGTCTTTAAATTCGTCAAATATCATCCTCTTAAACGTCTCGTCATCAAGTCTATCAGCTCCTCCACCAAATCTCGGAATGATAAGGTGGATAGGACTTGAGTTTTTGTCTTTGGTGAAGTACCATTCTGTGAATATCCTCTGCTTTAACATCTTAAAGGACTCTTTGAAGTTCTCATCTTGGACCTCATCATCGAACCAAACGCGAGTAACAAGTCCGAGAATATCTTTAACCTTCTCTGTAAACTCAATCTCCCCAATAGAGCATGTGTGAGTGATAGACTGCCATACTCCAGGTTCTCTCATCTTGCGCCACTTTCTGAATCTCCTGTTGAACTCCCATCCACCACGATAGAAGTTCGGATAGTGTTCTGCAATATCACTAATAACTTCCTGAGAGAAATTATAGTGATAGTCAATTGCATTACCCAAAACATCACAATGTGGATAGCAGTCACCACTACAGAAGAATATAAGATAGACCTTGTCTCCCTTGCGTTTCTCATCTTCAAAGAATTCCAGAATATCATCTGTGAATTCGACGTAGTTCTTGTGTTCCATATATCAAAGCATCTCCTCGAAGTTAAGTTCTCTTGGTTTATAGGTCAGCTGCTCCTTAAAGAGCTTCACGAGGTCTTCAAGCACTTTGTCGTCAATCCGTAAGTTACGAATATCTTTAAGGATACGAATCTTACCTTTGACGAATGCTCTATCGCGACGCTTCTCTTGGAGCTTCTTGTAGATCTTGTAGCCTGATGGGACGTTCAGGTCTTTAAACTGGATGAAATGTTCAATGTCTGTTATCTGCCTATTGAGAACGTCAAGGCGCCTTTCGAGGATTGGCACCTGCGTCTGAGACTCTTTTACAATATCAAGAAAGTTCTCAATAGTCTGACAATCCATCATAAGACAGTCGTCCACATCTGCCTTGTAAGTATAGGACTCGATAACCTTGCAGCCAGGAGCCACTTTGGGGAGAACAGCCTCTGCAGACTTCTTCATCTCCCATTCGTATGCGTTTTCTCTATACTTTGACATCGCCTTTGTTACAGGATCAGTCAAGAAATTCTGCTCAGTGCTATCGCAAATGATGTACTTTACTTCCGTTTCGATCATAAAATTCCTCCTTAATTTGCTTTCTTAAAGAATATAAAAGCTGATAGGAATTGAATCCCACCAGCTTTTGTTAGATTTAGATTATTCAGTTACGTCGTCATAGTCCTCGTAATAGTATTCGACCACTTCCTTGAGAATTTCCTTGCTGTCTTTGCCACGCATTTTGTATTGGGCTTTCCAGTCATTATCGTTCTCTGCATGCCGTTTCAATGTATCCCTCCAGAGATGAATGAATGATCTGTAACAGTCGCGTTCTTCAGTCACGTCATTCTTCTCCTTCGTGGTCTCATCGAGCTCCTTGCAAGCGATAATGCTACGGATCCAGCCAATCACTCCAACTGTGGAGATCAGAGCAAGGATGATACCTCCTTTCGTGTTTTTCTTGTGTCGTCTTTTCATAATTTTCATAAGACTACCGCCTTTCCTAAATAATAGTACCGCTTTCTCAAACGGTCCATTATACGGGTTGAAAATGTTGAGACCTCATCGCCCATTTACAAGCTCCCATTTAAAAACATCATCTCAAGTTTTTGTGGGTTCTTGCCTTTTCCAACCCGGATAACTTCACCTCCTTTCTTTATCCGGTAAATATAATAGACAGACCTATCAGGAGAACTGGTTATGAGATACGAGGGTCTCCCATTCTCCGAATACCCCCTCACCCATAGCCTCTCTTTCGAATACGGCGGCAAGGTCGCTTTCGTCATCCTCATCGTCCTCCTTTTCTTCGACAATAGCCTCTGCATTGAATATAATGATAGAATCGCAGTCCCATCCGTAGAAGAGGTCGTAAAGCTGCCAGTAGTCTGTGAGTGAGAGCTCTAAAGCATCCCAACCGTCAGATATCATTTTCTCATAGTCGATGTAGTTCGGGGTGTAGCCATAGGAGCGCGTGTTCTTAATCCCGTAATGTTCTACGAGATTGTCGTAGGCCTCCTTAGAATCCACAAAGTAGATTTTTGACGGGTCTCGAAGTTTGAATGTGAAGGAGTATTCTTCCTTGCATTCTCTGAAGTCTTCGCATTCGCACCAGTCTTTCCATCCCCGCTCTGCGTCAACAGGAGATGCCCATAAACCGCCATAAGGCTTGATCCAGTTTTCCTTATTGCGTATGGGATACATTCTGGATTTGTCAAAGTGGTCGCAGTCAGTTTTAGAGTAGTGAATATAACTCACTTCTCTTCCATTTCTTGTGAAGTCCATTAGATTTCCTCCTTCCAGGACTTGTGTTTGTCGGTGACATGGAAACGCTTCAAGAGATCGTGTCTCCCGTAGAAAGTATTCCGTGTCTTGCGATTACTGCGATAGCTCTGATTGTTGAACACCGCTTTCTTCTGATTGGGTGTAGGATACTTCATGTAAAATCCTCCTTAAAGTTTGTTTCGTAAAGAATATAAGGCTTGACAAACTCCATAGCCTTTGATATTATCTCAGGCTGGAGTTTTTATGTTTAATCCTTTTTTACCTCCTTTCTGACGTAGGCGATTAAATGGTCCTCGTCTAATTCGTCTACCCGTGTGTATTTTTCTTTGATCTTGACCTTCATGAGATCCCAGGTCTGGTCAAGGACAAAGTAGCATTTCTTTTCAACAGTCGGGACGATTTCATTCCCGAAAACGTCCGCACTGATGATTTGAAGCGTCCTCGTCTTCTTTACCATGATTGCCTTTCTGATTTCATCTAAGATCATAATGATCTCCTCCTTATAAAATACTCGAGTTTCCTCGGCATTATAGAGATTGAAAATGTTGAGCATGAACTATGAGGCATTGATTGCACGTTCAACGCCTCTGTTCAACAAAGTTATCTTGCTTCCAGTTTTGCTACTCTGAAGCAGTGGCTGCATGTTTTCCAGTATACCCAATACTCGGTTTCTCCGCTGTACTTGTCAATCTTTTCCTCAACGTGTCCATTGCGATCCTTCGCATCAGCCTCAGCAATTTCTTTCGCTCTTGCTTTTGCGTCGTTCTCGTTCATGAATACGCCTTCGTCTACAAGCATGCTATTTCCCCAGCATGTGTCCGAAATCATATAAACCATTTTCTTCATAGTTATCCTCCTTTTCACAAGCGGGAGGACCTTGTTATCCTCCTCATTATAGTCGCTGAAAAATTTGTGACTTAAAAGGAGAGAATTGAGAGGAGCTGATTAGTTAGCCCCTCTCATTAGATTAGATTTTACTTTTGGATTTCGGATAATCCTTCACATATCTTTTGTACCGATCTGCCCAGTTACAGGCATCCATGGTGAAAAGAATCAGATCGAGCCCAAGATCCGAAGCTCTCCATTTCAGAAGATCATACGCAGCATGACAGTTTTCCAATGAACCAAATTTGCTTTTGTTCATTTTCTTTCCGCAGCTACATTCGCTTTCGTAAATCAGCTTCGCCGCATCTTGGATCCATTTATCCGTGTCTTCCCATCCATCCTTTCTTTCCTTTTCAACTTTGTGCAGATACACTCCTAATGGTATCGCCGTAAAGATATTGATACGCATATACGTACCTCCTTTAGTAAAATAGTACCGCTTTTCTCAAACGGTCCATTATAAGGGTTGAAAAATATAAAAAGGGAGAGCCCCTGAAATTAATCAGGGACTTCCTCATACTTTTTAGTTTTCCGATTAAATACGATTTTACCTTCTATTATCTTCTTTCCGTAATACATGATCAATTCTCTGGCTTCGTCTCTCCTGTTTTCTTCTACGAATTCCCAGGACCAGCTTCCTCCTTTCTTCCAATCAAATCGTCTTCTTGCAATGTGCCTTAAGATCGAATTTATCTTTCCCCATTTATCCCTATTGTATACTTTGTGTATTTTAGGGTCATCTGAGTCAAGATATCCGACCTCAAAGGCATATTCTGCAAGTTTGTCGAATGTTGGTTTTGTCCAACTATCCTTTCTTCGCACTTTGTATCCATGCGACTCCAGATATTCAATCATTTCTTTTTCGGTCATAAGTATAGACCTCCTTTAGTAAAATAGTACCGCTTTCTCAAACGGTCCATTATACGAGTTGAAAAAAATGAGGTTGAAAAATACAATACCCTAGCTGGGACTCGAACCCAGAACTTCCGGTTTATAAGACCGATCCTCTAACCGATTGAGGGTACTAGGGCTCTTTTGTGTTCAAACGTTAACGATTATGTGGTTTATTTTTGCAAACAATCCATTCATTAATATTGCTTAATTTTTCGTCCATGTCTTTTTCATAACAAAAGTGATATCCTTTAGCATGGCACATAAGACCTCTAGCTGCTTGTTGTATGCTAGATTCTCTTATTCCGATTTTTTGTGAAGCCTCATGAGCGCTCGTATAAATGGTATCTGTTTCATAGCAATATATACTATTTCGTATTATAATTCCATTTCGAACTGCGTCATCTGTATTATCTTGCTGATTTCCCCATGCTAAATTATCCAAAGTATTATTTAATTTATTATCATCGAGATGGCGTACGATTGATTGATTGTCTGTATTTTCTATAAAAGTTTTTGCTAATATTCTATGTATAAATTCTCTCCGTCTCTCTCCATTCTTGTTTATCATTTTAACATTTTTATATCCTTTATCTAATGGTTTCGTTGATAGGTGTCTTTCTTTTATACCTTTTTTACTTATAACATCCCCGCTTCTATTTATATAATAATCAGGATAATTTTCTATCTCAACATATTCGTCATCGTGTTTTTTACTAGACATATTGGATTCCTCCTATTTTTTTTATTTAAGAAAATAGAGCCACTGAATTAGCAGCTCTAAATATAAGTTAAAGTGTGATCTTTACGTTATATCTTTTTAACATCATAGCACAAATCCAAACCAGTTGTAATGTTTTCTCATACGTATAAGGATCTTTTTCTTTGTCAATCGTTTTAAGTTCCTTAACGTACGTAACATACATTCTAGCAGCTTCTCGTGCTCTAATGTTTTCTGTCATAGCTATCACCTCCTTTCATTAGAGGCGTTGAAAATATAAAAGAAATAGCCACTGAACTTGTCCGTTCTATCTGTGGCTCAAATCAAATCAGTCTCAAGAACAAAGTTTTGCCATTGGAGTGGCAACGTCGGTCTTAGACCATTATACGCGTTGAAATTTTTGTGATTCAGGATAGACTACGTAGTAATGCGAGTAAGGATTCTTCTCAGAGTACTCCTGCAGTTTGAGTTCGATAGACTCCTGTGTCATGTCTCTTACCTTACCAAGCTTTACATACTTACCATCAACGAGACTATATCTCATGAATTGTACTTTCATATCAATACTCCTTTTTAAATTTCAGAAAATATAAGGACTAGAGCCCCAGATTTCTCTAGGGCCCTGCCTTGCCGGTCAGTCCTCCGGCTGGTCGTTACTACTCACTTTGATAGGGGGAGCAGTGGTTCCCCGTTCGGACTCCGCTTCGTGTTCTGCAGCAGGTTCCTTTGATTCCGTGTTCTTCATGGTTTCCTTGAGGTCTTTCTCGATACGGTTGCAAAAGCCACGCACCTCAGATTTCAGGTTGGATCCTTTCACGAAACCACACGCCCAGGCAGTTCCGAGAGCTAATCCAACTACTGCTACTTCTCCGAGTGTGTGACTCACTCCTTTGAACACCGTTCTCACAATAGCCATAAGTATTACCTCCTATAAATATAAGTCATCTAGGAACCCGGTATCTCCGAGTCCATTATATGACTTGAAAATGTTGAGAGTATGCTTGTAAAATATCACTCGTCGCCTGTCATGATGTCAAAGTATTCTGAGAACTTGTTATTGCATTGTTGCCATAGAGTGTCTCCGAGTTTCGCTATCTTTCTCTTGCCATCCAGAAAGTCGTCGATAGCGGAGTCAATACTGTCCTTGTCACAGTCAAACCCAAGCTCTTCTACGAGGTCCATAAAATATAATCCGACGTTCCCGCCTGGATTATCCTCATCGTATAAGAGCTTTAAGTCAATCAGTATAGCAAGAGCAGTAAGAGTCTCTAACACTGATACAGGTCTATTTGGAATATCAGTAGGACTTACATCTCCGTATCTCATGGCATTGGCTCGTAGCTCGTCAACATGGCCTGTTATAGAGCTATCGATCGGATTTTTCCAATAGTACTCTCGCTCAAACATCCGCACTAAGTTCTTGACTAAGATATCATCCTCTTCGACACCTATGACTCTTAGAAGATACAAAAAGTAGCCATTGTACTCACAAAAGATCTTCATACTCGTACTCCACCTCCTCCCCGTCAAGCTCCAGGTCAGGAACATTACTGAAGTGGCAGGTATCTATCTCGTGAATGGTATTTGCTAATATTGAGATATGTTCTTCTACGTCAGCGATTTCTTTATCAAGTTTTTTGAGTATCTTATGCCGTCTGTTCTTAAGGATTATGAGCTTATCTCGATTGATTCTTAGTTGTTGCTCGAATGACTCCCTAGTTCGCCTCGCTCTTTCAGGAGACATCTTAGAAATATCATCGTCACGAATCCCCAACGTACTCGCTCCTTCCTATAAAATTGGCTCCGAGCTCATCAAGTTTCTTTCTAAAGGCTATGTCAACACCGCGAAGATAGTTATTTATTTGTGATGTTGCAGCGGTTAAGATTATCTCTTGATGAGCGATGTCAAAGTCGTACTCTATTGCCTCAATCTCGATGCCGAATAAATAGTTGATATCAGCGGGAGTAAGATCAATAGTGTCGACTTCTTGGAGCTCGTAAATCACTCTTAATCTCATGGGTACCAGCACTCCGTATCTAGAATAGCTATTGGCTCTAATTCCTTGCAAGCAATTAAGACGCCCTCATCATCGTCTGATATCAGCTTGTACATCGTCTTCACTACGTACTTCGAAATAGTAAGCTCAGAAAACGGGATGAATACACAACGAGGTTCTTCGTCCTGCTCGTTGACACAGATAGAAATTACGTTACCGCTTACTTCAGGTCTAACGCGTGATTTAAAAGGAGCGTACTTTTTAGGCTTCTCTCCAATGCCAGTAACTAAAGACTTCCATATGTGATAGGATGACGCGAACCTCCATTCATCTTTGACAGGAGGCATTGCTGTTCCCGGAATATAACATTCTTCAATACGATCAAATCTCTTGGTATATTCTCCCATTAGTAAGTTCCTCCCAAATACCATAGAAAACCACCGAACGCGACAAGAGCAATAATGCCAAGAATCGCAAATATCGTAGTCTTCATGTCTTTCTTATCCTTCATACGATTTTCACTCCTCGCTATTGACCCAGTCAGAAACGTTCTGAACTCTTATAGTCCCGTCGCTATTTAAGAATATAACTTTCTGAACTCCCGCATTGATGATTACCCTCTTACACATCATGCAGCAATCAGGTTTCTCGATTGGCTTTCCACTATCAGCTTCAATCCCTGCTAAATATAATGTTGCACCTTCTGAATATCTGTATCCAGCTGCAATAATAGCGTTTTGTTCGGCATGGACAGACTTGCAAAGCTCGTACTGTTGTCCTGCCGGGATATTAAGTGCTTTTCTCTTGCAAAACCCAGTGTCACAACAGTTCTCTCTGCCTCTTGGGGCACCATTGTAACCTGTAGATACAATGCGGTCATCTTTTACAAGCACCGCGCCATATCTTCGTCTTAGACACGTACTTCTTAGAGACACAGCCTTTGCAATCTCCAAATAATATAAGTCCTTGGAGATACGCTTTTGTGGTTTTACTTCAGTTGGTGCTATACCGTATTTGCCTTTATTGTTGCAGTCTGCTACTGTCGCGTTAAATATCATGTTCATTTCGTCAGGGTTATGCATTTGCCGTTCCTCCTTTTTCTTATCAAGGTGCTTTGCTATTTTGTAACGAGTTAAGGTGTCTCTTCGCTCGAGGTCGATAGCTTCAAAGCGCCTTATTAACATTCCTAGTAACATGAGTTCCTCCTTTCAAAAATTATAAGGAAGGGAAGGTGCTACCCCCCTACGCCAGTGCGTCAACCTGAGTTAATCCGCCCTATTCTATACATCCATATAGTCAATTAGGGAATACTAAACGCCTCTTCTTAAATGCCACATCCGCTTTCTTCCTTCATTATAGAAACTGAAAATATCACAAATTCTCGAGAATTCTATTGCCAATTTCTACCTGATAGTCAATACCCTCGCCGTCGTTTCTAATATACCACACCCCAGGATAGTCAAAGCAGTTGGCCTCATTAAGGGTATCATAGTCCTCATCACCAATGTCGCTATGGAACGACTCGTATTCCTCATTGTCAAGCTTGCAGAAGGCCTTATCCTCTTCAGGGTAATAGACGAGTTCAATCTGGGTATGAAGTGTCTCTCTGTCTTCATACTGATCCTGTGTAATAGGATACGGAATACACGTTCCAATATAATCCTCAAACTTTTTGTAAAATTCATACCTTGCTCTCTCGTCGTAGTCGATCCATTCTTCCTCGTCCTCATCTACGGCGTCGTTATCGTCTTCTTTAGGCGGCTCATATTCGCTTTCTCTCTCTTCTTCGGCATTGTCCCAGACAACTTTATCTGAGTCTACAACACCGTCGTCGTAATCATCGTTGAACTCTTCTTCTTGGTCTTTGAGTTTTTTCTCGTAAATATCTTTCTGAGTTTGCTCTACTTTGGCAATTTCCTTTTCGAGCTTTTTCTTGAACTGACGGTAAGCTACAAAATATCCAATAGCACCGCCCAGTGTAAATCCCAGAAGTCCACAAATAATAGATTTCATATCAAAAATCCTCCTTAGTAATATCAGAATAGGAAAGAACCCTCCGCTCCATAAAGTTCCATAACCCTCTCATACAAGAAGGACAAATATCATACTGCTGATACTTGTCACTAACGCTGTAATCCAGAACTCTAAGCTGAGAAATATAAGGACCTTTGAGCTCCTTCCCACATCTGTCACAGTAAATATGGGTGTCAGTCATCGTTACGCTCCTCTATTGCCACGATGTACTGATCTGTACGAAACGAGGTAAAAGGGTTGTTCGAGAGATCTTTGAAGACGAAAACCTTACAATTGGTCTTTTCTTCAATCTCTTTCTTACGTTTCTTAGCAACGCCATACCCTCCATGACGTTCCACTTCTTTAAATATCAAGATAAAGACCTCCCTTAAAAGACAGAACTTATAGCCACGGAGCCTTCCTGTCGTCCCTCATGGCTATTTCGCTGTAAATATCACTATCTGCTCCTTCTCCGCATAGGTAATCGAGAGACACATCGAGAAATTCAGCAAGTTTTACAGCGGTTCTTAAATTAGGAACCACTTCTCCCTGAATATAGCTACGAATAGAGGACTGGGAGATAACCCCCAAATCCTCTAAAGTCTTTTCATCGTAGCCCCTCATGGTTAGTGCCTCTTCAAGTCTACGAGGGAAGTAGTACTCGAAGTTTCTGTAGTCCAATTACTACACCTCACTGTTGATTACTTCCAGGGGTGTATTTCTCGGCCTTAAGTAGCAGCTTGTAGAGAGATTTCATGTTACGTTCGTAGAATTTCTTCTCTTTCGTAACACATTTGAGATCGTACTTCACAACCTTCTTGAACTTCCGGAGAGTCTTGTTCTCACGACACATGTCAAGAAGAGCGTTTGCAGAACTGATCTCGTCATCGCAAGTCTTAATGAGCTGTTTCATGTTAGAAATATCAGCCTTAATACTTGCGATGTAGTCATTTCGTCTGATGAGCACAGATTCAGCCAAAAATATCACTCCTTTCCGAGCTTAATCTCAATGCTTGTCGCCTGGAATTGAGAGTCTTCAAGCAATGCATCGAGAATGGCTTTGATTGTTTTCTTTTCGACGTTACATACCATGATACGCCCGTCTACTAAGAGCTGGTTGGTTTCAGTTGATTTAAGGCCAGAAGTATCAACGGTGTTACCGACAATATCAGCCCATGCTCCTGTGAGTTCTTTGATGTCATGAACCTCTGGAGTCTCTTCAAGTGTCAAATCTTCTGTCACATTACACGACTTCATGAAGGCTTTGACAGTCTCCTTCTCGTAGTAATCTTTATGTCTCTTAAAGAAGTCACAGAGCTGGTCTCTGGTGATGCGGATTTTGCGGCGCTTGCCTTTTTCGAGTCCGCCATCTACGAGAGCTTTAAGGTCTCCGCTGTTGATCTTATTGATAACGGTCTGAGGGATGCAGCCGAGAATCTGAGCAACCTCTCTGGTGCTGTATCCAGTCTTATTGTAATTCATCATTGATACTTCCTCCTTAGAATTCATAAATATAACTTACTGAGTGTCCTGAGCTACTTCCTCAGGGTCCTCACTTTCATCCTCTCCTACAGGTGTCACGTCAAACGGCTCATTTTGATTTTTGCCATCAATTGTACCAGTGACATAGCTGTAGAGAGTAAGGAGAGCCCCAGCAATTGCCAGGGCCACAACCTTTACAGTCTTTGCCTTACTCATCTCGTCTCACCTCCTATTAGATAACTCTTGCTTTGACTTTTTTGTTAAGCTTCTTCGCCGCTCTCTTCTTGGCATTAGCAGCTGCAACAGCATTAACAATATTACCCTGTGCGTTGAAGGTTACAGAGTACTTAAGCGGCTCGCCAGGACCAGAGATCTTGTGAACTTCCATCTCAATCGGATTGATGTCCGGAAGAGTCTCATCGACAAGCGGGTTGTGTTTCATCCAGCCATCTGTAAAGACTTCAGGATGAGCCATCAGATATTCGTCCTTCCAGTGGTGTACCATGAAGTCATTGAGCGTGCAGGCTCTGTCATGTCTGGTGAAGTACTCATTTGCGTTGTTCAGAAGAATATGGAGTCTGTTCTCAACGTCTGCCGTCCATCTGAAATCGATGCAGTCGCACATTGTCTCTTCCGAAACAATATAGGTATAGCTTGTTCTCGGGCAAGTACTGGTTGTCACCTCTCTAGAGACCTGCTTCTCCTCTCCGTTTTCGTCGGTGACAGTCTCAGTGATAATCTCTTTGGCTCTATCAAAGAAAATATCTTTTTCCTTCTCGTCACCAACAACGCCCGCAACTCTCTTACGGTACTCATCGAGTGTCTCCTTAACAGAGTAACACTCTGCAACCGCAGTCAGATGCCACTTATTAAGAATACCGTGACCTGTCATGATAGCAGTGATAGACAGTGCTGCCATCAGAAGCGGGAGAGCATAGAACTTCGCTAGTCTCGCTACCGTTGTAAAATACTGAGCTGTGAGATACTTCTTATAGCGCTTCTCAACAAACTCTTCTGTTGTGCAGTCACTGAGAATCACTCTGCCCTCCTTGATGTCCTTCAGTGCCTCGACATCCTTCTTGTGCTGGTCCAGAACTTCCTGAAGGCCGTCCTTGGTCTTGATGACAGCTGCGACACCTGCACCAACAAGACCAATAGTACCCGCAACCACGAGGATTGTAGGACTCTTAGCCTTGATGCCTCTACCGAGAGACTTCATACCATGTACAAAAGATTCCTTGATACCCATACTTATTACTCCTTTCATGGGTTAAAAATATAATAAGGTGAAAAGAGATAGGAGTTGGACTCGAACCAACAATCTCTCGCGTTCCAGCGAGTGTGTTACCAGTTACACCATCCGTACCTCTCCACTATAAGGATTGAAAATTTTGTGATCAGATGCGAAAATATCATTCTTTCACGTTAGGAAAGACCTTCGTCTTGTTTATTTCCAGATGGTCAACACCCGGAATATTGCGGATAGACTCAATAAGACGCTTGAGCTCTACGTTAGTCTCGGTATCCACCTTTTCAATGTCGTTACTCACTTTGAAAATATCAGTGAGAGTCAGTGTTACAACAGCAGTTACTTCGCTGTCATTCTTTCTCAGGTTGCCCATTTTGAATTTCCTCCTTAAGTTTTAGAATGTACCAAACGGCTTTATCAAGGTCTTCGGTTCCGTTCTTGTGCTTCCACCGCCACAGATACTTAATAGCGTTGCCGGTGCAGAAGCTCTCAATACCGCTAAGTCCTTCAGTTGCTGACTTAATAGCATCGATGCATTCAACGCCACCCTGATTGTAATGAGACGGATGGTTCACGTTACTCTTAACGACTTTCGCCATTTTTTACCTCCCTGAGTCTTGAGAACGCGATAGCCCAATAAGGGACATATCGTGTTTGTTCTTTCGGAATATAGGCGTACTCCCATCCGAGAAGTTCCGCTCTCACATTCTCTTCAGGGTAGGCAAAGAGTTTCTGCTCCAGGGTCTTCCATCTTCCAGAGTAAATATCAAAGACATAGAACCTCTCGCCATTCCAGCAGGCGAAGTATTCCTTATCGTCATCTACATCTACTCTGCGGAACTTCAGAACTTCAAAGGCTCTCGGTTTACGCTTTTCCGCTTTCTTCCACTCGTATCCGATTTCTACCATCCTTATCCTCCTCTCTAAACGTGTGAATCTCCCAAGCACGAGACTTAAGAAACGCTTCCATGTCTACGATTTCCACTCCGGAATGATTGAGGAGGCTTCTAAACCGATACCAGTTAGGAGCAGGAGAGAAGAATGGGATATAAACCGGCATTCTACAACCATTTGGAAGTCTAATACCCTCGTTCGCCTCAAGAAGCCTCATCCACAGGACATCCTTGTAGACCTTAAGACAGTGAGAGACGGACTCTGCGAGATTCCATTTCTTAATTTGATGCTGTTTGAAGAACTCAAAGCTATCTCCACCGCACATCTTGAGTTTGGTGAAGAAGAGCTTATAGCCCCATTCTCTGACGATATCACTCAAGACCAATCGCCACCTTTCTAAATTTAGTAAGGAGCTCGCCGCTATCACGAACCTCCTTCTTGATACCGCAAGCGTCCCACTCTTTGTTAGAGAAGTCAGAATTGCACCATCTCTTGTATTCTTCCTCCTTCTCCCAGAGCGGAGCGTCACGTCCTACAGTTCTGTCCAGATGCCGAAGCCACATTCTATTGACTCGACAAAGGTCTTTTCTTTGACAATTCGCATAGACCCACTCAGATACCGACAGAACAAAGTTGTTTTCCTCTACTCGCATATGTACCTCCTAGAAAATATCATTCTTCAACAATAAGCGAGACTCTAAGCCGTCCGAACTCGTCCACACCCTCGCAAGAAGAGTTGGTGATGGTGATAGACTGTATGGTCTCAGGAGGGATTTTTGTGATATGGAATGAAGCTACGAGATTCTTCCACGCCGCCTTGCTGTATCCAGAGCGACGGAAAGTAAGTTTCTGTCCATAGACGTATTCAAGTTCTACCTGATTTACAGTTTTTGACTTCATTTTGAATTCTCCTTATCATTCTTATCAAGTTTTACACTGTTGAGCTCAATTCCTTCTCTCTCCATGACATCTAGAATCTCATCAAGGGATTTCTTACCGAGATTGCGCACCTTGCTGAGCTCATCGTATGTTGTATTACGAAGGTCCTCGATGGTATGGATACCCGCTCTCCAAAGACAGTTGAAGCTTCTTACAGAGAGATTAAGTTCAGAGATTTCTTCTGTACCAAAGAATCCTCTAGGGAGAGACATGGAGTCAATTACTTGAATCTGCTTCTTTCGCTCCTCAACAACGATTCTGAGCTTGTTTGCTTCATCGTTACGAGCCTGCAAAACCGTGTCGTTGTATACATCATCGTAGGCTTTTCTCTTGGAGCAGTAGTAACCGTCTCCAAAAACAGTATAGCCCATGCGTGAGGGGTGCTTGAGCTTCCTCATAGCCTTTGCCTTAATCTGTCTCACTCTCTCGTAGCTTCTACCAATCTCAGCAGCGACCTCTTCCTTGGTCATGTTGTCCTCGTAGAAGAGTCTGATAACCTTTTCCTCGCGTTCTGTAAGACTATGGACTGCCTTTTCAACAGTCTCTCGTACATCAGGAGGCATTTTGGTAATGGAATCAGGGTTACGAGGGAGCGCGAATACATCACAAAATAGAATCTCAGTCCAATGATAGAGGGGAATGGTCTCTGAGAATTTCTTCTTGAAGTTTTCGTATTCCGTTTCGTCCTCAAGCTCCTCCCAGTTTGTCGCAAAGAGGATACGGCGTACGGCAGCATATGAAATATCATTACGTCTGCAAGCTTCTTTGACGCTCATCTTGTCTTCTTTGATGAGCTCAAGCGTGTTCTTTACTCTATCGAGGATGGAGATCATCATGTCGATTAGAGCTACTTCCTTTCTAGGTTTACCCATTGTTAAATACCTCCTGATTTTGAATTCTAGTTTTGAAAGAACTTATGGGCTCTGAATAAATCAAAGTCCACAAGCTCTTTGTGTCATTCGCGAAGATAGATGTACTCATCACGATCTCCGCCTATATCGCCATAAACTCTTTCGATGATGTCTTCTCCAGCAATCTTTAGTATCAATCGATGGCTGTCCCGATCATAACGGGGTGTCATGTATTTTAACACCTCGTCAAGATTTGTGTTGCCATGCATTCTCATGATACTTAAAGCCGCTTTTCCGACATACATCTGAGCCCTTTTAAGTGACACAGACGTAATCTCAATAAACATGAGCTCCATCCTCCTTCCTAGAATAGTACCCGCTTCTTACACGAGTCCATTATAGGACTTGAAATTATTAAATCGGTTTTGTCTTTGGGAATCTGATGTAGTATCCACTTCCGTCCGGACACTCTTCAACAGATGCTCCTCTGAGGTCTGTCCATGCCCATTTGTGAGCAATGGGTGTGACCTCAACATTTGCAGCGGCAAGGAAATCCGCAACAGACGCAACTCCGTATTCCTCAATGTTGTCAAAGAGGAATGAGAGCACGTCTACTGCATCGGATTTCTCATTGAAAATGACTCGGTCAAGCTCTCGGATGCCGACTGTGAGATTATTGTTCTTCTGACGCTCTCCTCTTGCAGGTCCGCCACCATACGCACGGTCATAGGCTCTGTCATATGCGATGTATGTCGAACCTCCACGCTGTTCTGACTTTCTCTCGTCACCCATAGGCTTGCCAAAGAGTGTCATGTCAACAGTGTTTACAAGAAGAGAACGAAGAGTACGCTTTACGGCAGGAATAGCGATATCAAACACAAGATACGACTTTACGTCATGTACCTCTTCGCTGATGAAGCTATCCTTCACTCTTGCCCAGAAGGTTTTCTCCTTAATCTTACCAGTAGAGATAACCTTCTTTTCTTTGGAATCTTTCGGTTTGTAGTTTGACTCAGGCGCTTTGACATCTTTAACTTCAGCCATCTTGAAGTCCTCCTTAAAAATATAAATGTGTGCTGGGGTTAAGGATTCAATACTTCAAGTCAATACTGCTAATTGATACTTCTATTGTTCAGCCGAATCTCTCAAGTGCCCCTTCCGCAAGGACACTTAGGAACGCACCGAAAGCTATAATAGGTAGTTCCATGCTCATCATTGTAAGATTATAGTCATCAAAACCTACACCGAGCATGGCATATAGATGCAAAAACAGATTTATTTCCATGAAAACAGTAATCCAATATGCAAACAGGTCCGCTCCTATAAATATAACTCGTCTGAACTTATACATAGGCTTATACCTGCTTGACGACAACCTTTACCACGACCGGTACGGGTCTTCTTGCGGCATAAAGGAATATCAGACCGCATGCCATTGCCACAATCTGGGGAAGATACTCCTTTACTTTTCCAATAACATCGCTCTTTAGTTCCTCTGTTGTCTTATGGGTTTCTTCTCGAACGGTTTCTTTGACTGTGTCCTTTACACTGCCAGCGACCTTCTTAGTAAGTTTCTGAAAGAGTGCCATAAAGTCCTCCTATTTTGAATTGTTAGAATGGAATTAGAGGGTCTATGTTTCAAGACCCTCTTCAACCATTTCTCGTACGTAGTCTCTTGTAGCTTCTCTGATTTCCTCGTCTGTATACGGGTCATCATCGAAGTCTACAAGAGGCTCATGAAAGCTTTCCCATTCGTCAGCGATTCTTCCGACGAAAGAACTTCTCACTTTCGTGCTCGTACATCCAGCGAGACTTAGGTCTGTTGAACGCTACGACATAGCAAGTTTCTTCCTTTCCGTTAAGGAGCACTTCCTTGCTATACGGTTCAAAGGACGGCGGATAGTTGAATTCACCCTCTGGATCTGAGAAGTAACCATGGTCGCTAAGAAGGTCCTCTTCTTCTCTACCTTCGTTAAAGCGGCGCATGATTTCTGCAATATTGGGTGCCTTGCTAAGATGGTACCGCTCGTAGATTTCATCAAAGGTAAGTTCTCCGCCCTTGTGATACGAGAGCTCACAGTCTTTAGCAATGCTCTTCGCCGCCTCAATGCTCATACGGAAGTACGTACGGAACCACGGTTCATAGCAAAGGGTATCACCCTGTCCAGTCTCGATGATGAATTCTTCCTGCGGGTCGGGCGCGTTGTCAAGTACCTTGCGCTTAATCTCGTCAAACTTCTTATCACCAACGACGTCTTTGACTGCGCCCTCGAAGTTGATAAGGTTTGACTCTGCGGCCGCTGCAAGTACCGTAAGAGTCTTGATTTGCTTATGACCAAAGCATACCGATGCGGCAATAAATACGATGGAAATTACACCATAAACTGTTGTCTTCCACAGATGCCGGGCGTAGATAGGAGCTTTTTCCTTGAGGTTGAGTTCTTCGATAGGAATATCATCACTACCTTCTCTGCGCATCTTGAGAGCCTCCTCGTTCTTTCTGATATGCGCTTCTTCCAGTGCCTCCTTCAGTTCAGGACCGGCCTTTACAGCAGATACGACCGCTCCAATCAGACCAGCAACTGCAATACCTGCGCAAATTGCTGGTGCCTGCTTTTCCACGAACTTTGCCCCGTTCTTAAGAAGAGACTTTACCGTGGACCCATTTACGTTGATTCCTTTCATGTGTGGAACCCTCCTTAAAAATATAATGAAGTGAAAGGTATAAGGAACTGATCATCCCAGTGAACAAGCTATTGCTCATTCAAAGGTCACAGTCCCGTTACACCTCTCCGTTATAGCGATTGAAAATTTTGTGGTTAGGTTTTCAGTATGGTCTTAATACCAATATCTGGATTGTTAAGGTCACCGAGAAGATCTATACCATTTCGTGAGAGCTCTATAAGCATGTTGATAACGTGGATGGAAAGCGTGTGTGCCTCGATAGCCTGCCTGTGAGCTTCATCGTTCATCGGATCTTCGAGGTCCAGATACATGAGGTCCTTAATGGTATCCCATTCCTGTGCCTTAAGAGCCTCAAGTCTTTCGATGCTCGACTTGAATTCAGCCTTCACATTTTGAATTTCGTTCATAAAATTTGAGAGGCATTGAACTTTTCAGCCAACACCTCTCATGTCACCTCCTTACTTTACTTCAGCAGTCTCATGGAATAGAGAATTTCATCGGGTTTTTCACCGTTTTCGCGACGTTCCAGGTATTCCGACATCTCTCTGTTCGTCATCTTTCGGCGAAGCTGCCAGTACGTTCCTGTGCTCCTATCGTAAAACATTGAGTCCTCCCGATAGTTCCGACCACCACCAGAATTGCTGCCAACTTTTGCAACAATACCAGTGATAATCGGGACCATAAAGGCTATGGTCTCTTTGTTGTCACGAACGAAGTTAAACGTTTCTTTGGTTACAGACATCGCCTTGTTTCCTACGTCCTTGAGAAACTCCTTTGCTTTCTCATAGAACATCGCTTTCTCGTCGGGTTTTCCGTCGTCCCCGATGATTACTATTTTTTTGTCTTCCATATAAAGACCTCCTTATAAAGTAGTACCGCTTTTTACACGGTCCATTATACGAGTTGAAAATTTTCAGCTATCGTATACCCAGTCCTGCCGCTCCATTACTTCCATGTTAAAACAGAATTCGTCAAAGCGCTCGTCTACGTTCCATCCCTCATGCATCCCGAGAGCACATAGATAACCTATGATTTCTCTTGAGGAATATGAGAATGGATTAGAATGCCCGTTTTCAAACTTTGAGATTGTCTGGATGCTAAACCCAGTTCCTTCCGAAATATCATTCTGGGTAAGTCCTAGAGATAGTCTCATACTTTGAGCAAACGTGCCTAGAAACCTTCTCCTGTCACTTCGTATCGTCATTTTCGTCCTCCTCGAATAATATAAGATTTCCGAAAGCCTTGTCGTGTACCACGTGCTCCCATGGTGAGAAATTTCTTGCCTTAATAAATATAACAAGTGAGTTATAGGCTTTCTTCTGCTCTTTTGGATTGTATTTGCAGATGTCTACCGCCTCCACAGCCGCACGAAGGTCTATAAAATCTCGCATCCACGTTCCGTCTTCCTTATAAAAAGAGCGTCTGATAGACAGGAGCCTCTCAAATGCCCCATAAAGGCCCTCATTTTGAATTAACTCAAGTATATACAAGTCGTCTTTACCAAGAGCATGTCCGAGTGCGAGAATCTTTGTCTCGACCGAATCAAATGTTGTCTCTGTCACATAATTACCTCCTTTAAAGTTTGTTTCGAAAAACTATAGAAAGAGATTATGCCCTGTGTAAATAACGCACAGGGCATAAGAGCTCTTTTGGATTTACAGTTTATCCCAATCGATCTCCTTGCTCCATCCTACCTGGATGTCTGGAAAGAACATAGCATCCATAGGGTCTCCACAATTTCCCGAGTCCCACTGAAAGAGCCTGAACTCTTTCCCGTTCTTATCAAAGAGCCGTACGGGCGTATAGTTATCATGGGATATAAACTGCTCCTGAATCTCTCTCATGTGCTTATCAAGCTTTACAGCCCCGATAAGTGAGAGAATTCCAACAGCGGTTCCTCCTATCAACCATATCACGCCTTCGTGATCTTTGTAGAACTGAACGGCTTTTGTTTTTGCGCTTTTCAGTTTCTCCTTTGTGGAAAGCTTCTTCTTGTTTTCCATAGTTTCCATAGTTTTCATCCTTTCTACAATGAAATCGACCAGCCATACAACATGCTAGTCCATTATAGAAAATGAAAATTTTACACCTTACTAAGCAACTCTCTTGTAGCATTTCCGACAATGCCATCACAAGAGAGACCATTCTTAAGCTGGAAGTAAAGAACCGCTTCGCAAGTATGAATGCCGAACCAACCATCGATCGAGTCGTTAAGATAGCAGAGGTTTTTTAGTTTCCACTGCACCCATTTGACATCATCTCCGGTCATACCTTCCTTAAGAGTTCTCGTAGGCATCGGATACGGATCTTTTGGAGAGTCTACAGCAGGATTCTTAATAAAGCCAAGGAATTTATACCCACTTCCAGCACCCCAGTTACCGTTGCTCTTATATCTAAGCTGAGTCAAGAAGGGATTTATGCATCCATAGCCAGACTCAGAGGATTTGATGCAATCGACCGAGATGATCTCTTCGACAATTGCCACATGCCCCGATCCATCTTTGTAGTCTCTTGTGTTGCCATTCTGCCAGACCATGCAAGCTCCGAGAGAAGGTGTCTGAGATACTGTGAGACCCTGGGTGAGGGCTACGTCGTAAAAGTTTTCTGCGTTAAGGGGCTGGAGGAGGGGCATTCTGGAGTTGGCGTTGAGGTTTTTAAGAGTTCCTCCGTTTTCCTTAAAGAGCTTCTTGACTCCTTCTTCGCCGAGAAGCTGGTATGCGATTTCGTTGAATCTACCAAACGCATAGCCTACACAGTTTGACAGAACATCGCATCCAGCGTCTTTTGGACTTCCTACAATAGCTGTAGACCATCCGCCTTTTCCTACGGTATTGAAGAATTTGTTACCGTTTTCAGGTTTTGTAAGTCTCTGCTGATACGTTGCCATTAGTATTACCTCCTTTAGGCTCGACTTTTGTGACTTTTAGTAAAATATAGTCCTTAGATGTTAGTTCTCCTATTGGGATGTGGAATTCTGAGAAAATCTCTCCACCATCTGAGACAAATAGCTCTCCTTCATACTTGTTATGCTCTTTGTGGAGTTCTCTGAGCCTTCTTATGATGTGAAAACACGTCACAAGAAACGGTATTCCAAGACCAATCCCAAATATAATGATGATAAGATACTCTGCATCGAATTCAACCACGATTTTTCACCTTCTTTGCTATGGCATGCCCGGTTACATTACGCTGATTACGGACACGACATGCGTCTAACTCTTGTTTTCTCATGCGGCTCTCTCGTAGCCTTTCTTCTTTGACCTTCTGAGCCCATGGTATGTACCGATCGTAACAAGTGACGTGACAATTGGGTTCAGCGGTTCGATCGGGGCAACCTTGGCATGGACCTTTCTTGTTCATTTTGAGTTCTCCTTTTACTTTCTATACTCAGAAAACTTTGTCTTACCGATGTCTATGCCAAAGTACTCTGTGATAGAATTCAGGACATCCTCAGTACGCACCACACCGATAGGAGAACCGTCTATTGGAGAATTCATGACGGTCTCGTGTTCGATGACGATGCTTGCAATAGCCTCGAACATATCGGTATGAAGCTTCGTTCTGTCGAGTGGCTCGTTTACATTCATTTCGGGTTCCTCCCTTTCTTGATTGATTGTGGACTCCTCTGGTTTGAGGGTTTCTGTGTGCTTCTTGTGAGTGAAAAACATTCCTTTGTACCTCCTAAATTAAAGTTTGTTGCAAAAGAGGATAGGACCTGAATAGATCCTATCGCTCCTTTGGCCATATCACTAAGTTACTTAAACAATCTAGTGATGCCTTCATTGAGTTTGAGTTTCTCGATAATTCGAGGCAGCAAGAAATCTGCTGTCAGAATAAGCCCGAGAGTTGTGGTACTTTTCAAGAAATCGAGTACCCACATCACCCATTGTGCCTTTGTGATCGTTCCGTTTCTTCTTTTTTCTTTCATGATCTCAAAGGCCCCCAACTGGTTCTGGAGCTCTCGGTACTCTTTCGTACCAACTTCCGTCTCATCGAGCTTTTCATAGATTCGAGCAGCCTGCTCGTCCGCGAGTCTGTCGAAATCCAAACCCTTATGAAAAAGTTCCATCACAATTCACCTCCTTTCAAGTAAATTAGTCAACATATGACCATTATACGGGTTGAAAATATTAGAAAGGAGATTGGTGTGATGGAGTGGTGTGGTTAGTTATTCAGTAAGCTGCTTTTCCCAGTGGTCTGTCTTGATGGTCTCGCCGATAGCGTTGATGATGACACAGGTTGTAGAGAAGCGTCCCTCGGCTCTGTATGCAAGCTCACTATGGAAGACCGAGAGAGCCGTGTCAAGAGACTCATAGACGTATACCGCCTGCGTGTCTGAGTTCTGAATGATGATTACGTAGTACATTATTGAGACCTCCTTTACGTTGTAAGTTCGTCTTCCACTGCGAAATAGCCATCGTAGAAATATCTGATTCCGTTGTAATAGATATTTCCGACGGTTCTGTATTCGGCGTATGTGGCGAATTTTGCCTTTTCCGTATACGACACGCTGGACGGATCAGCAGAGGTACATACGGGCATCAACATTGTCTGCTTCGCGAGAACCTGATTTGTTGTGTACGGAATTGGGGTAACGGCGTCAGTATACTTCATGGCATACATCGTTGCCATTATGGTGTCGATAGTGGTAGTTGACGACGTGATATTACCACAAATAATTACCGTTTCCCCGTCCTGATTCGTAGTCAGAACGATGCGGTTCTCCTTGCATATAATAATCAAACCGCCAGAACACTGATACGCATCCATATACCAGTGACCTTTTGAAGCAGATCCGGTGACAGTTCCTCCTTGAGTATAAACTGTAGTTTTCCCAGTATGACCACTGTTCTCAAACTGGAAATTTATAAATTTATTTTCTCCGATATAACAATTGATGTCATAGTATCCATCTCTTTCTACAGTAGTAAAGAGACCGGAGTCTTCAAGAACAGTCCTGAAACTGCTAGCACTGATGTCTCCATTAGCCGTAGCTATTCTTGTGTACGTTGCCATTTTGAATTCCTCCCTTCATCATGCCAAAGCAGGCTCTGTGATATGCTCCGGCAAACCTATATAAAGATCGGCGGGAGTTCGATGTGGTAGATATAGAATCTTTTCCGGAATACAAATGTCCGGTGATGGGGTTGGTTCAGGTCCGGGGCCTGGTTCTGGTCCGGGGCCTGATTTCGCTTGATTGAGCTTATCGAGAGCTGTCCATATAGCATCTTTAACCGTTGCACCGTCAACCTCGTTTGCAATGATAAGAAGCTCAGATGTGATGTCAACAGTTTCGTAATCTGCCATATCTTACACCCCCGAAAGCGGAGAGAATTTGGGAAGAGACCATTCTTTGTCGTAGAGCTCTTTTGCGAATGTTGGAACGAGGTGACGCCAGACATTTGTGACGTAGTCCTTGTCAATAGTAATAACGATATCGCCATTGGAAACCGCGTTCTCGACCTCGTAATAAAAACCTGACATATCATCAGTATTCTTAACGGAAACGCCGAGCCAATCGGAAGGAGACCCTTTAGGACCATCCCAGAATTGCATGTCGACTACTTCACCAGCATCAGACGGAATATCGTCACCGGTGCACTTGTAGTACCCACCAGTAGCAAGTGTGAAACCACTTACAGTAATCTCCCAATCAGTCTCTGAGGCAGCAGGTTTAATAAAGGTGATGACGCCGTTGTCGATAGATAGATAGTCATCAATACCAGAAGGAGAGAAAGAGAGAGTAGCTCCAGAAAGGTCGATCTGGTTATTGGACCCCTTATAGATAATCTGTTCAAGAATATCTTTTACCGATGAGAAATCGTCGTCAACCTTGTTAAAAGATGTGACGTTCGAAGCTTTATGTTGCTGAACATCATTTAATATGCTATTAATTGTCGCTGTTGCATCCGTCATAGATGTCTTTAGTGAAGCAATGTCACTATCGATCGCCCCCTGTTTTGCGGCATAATCTCTACCGCCACCGAGCGCTGTATTGAAATCTGCTCTGTTGAAGTCAAGCGGATTGAATGTAGTTGCCATAAATATCACTCCCTTGCTTGGCAATAGTCTTCTTCTGTACTGGATACTATATACTCATTGAGATTGGTAACCAGATAATACATATCTCGCCCGTATGCTATAACATAATCCTCATCGGTGTTTGTCGTAACAAAATCCCCTTCAGAGGTTATGATATACCATGGGCCATCTGGATCTATGGCGGGGGTCTCGTTTGCGAGTTTCTCAAGAGCGTCGTGAATTGGGAAACGAATATCAACGCCATAGCGTCCGACTCTTATGTCCTGAAGTTCCCGAGTAATGTTAGCCATTTTGAAATCACCCAAACTTTACTAGGTCTTTGGTTGTGTCAGTTATTCTAAGGACTTTGGAGTAACCGACTTCAATCGTAGTGTTGCCGAGGTCAGCAAAGTCGTACTCTATTTCCTGAATGTAGAACGCATCGGAGATACCGTGATAGGTAGACGTAACCTGAACCTGACCGAGAACTTCGAACATCAGCACATTACTATAGTCAGGATTGATAACAGCAAGGTCTACAGCCTTAACCGTTAAGTTCAAAGACTCGAATTCTGATGTATAGAGATACGCAAGTCCACAATCCTCAAGGGTATCTGGGTTTACAACATTTGAATAGTCGATAAATTTCTCGATACGTCCGTATTGTGACTTGAGACTATCCATGTAGATGTAGTAACCATCTCTATGAAAAGTCTTTTGACGAAGCCAGGAGTTGATGTCTCGATTCTTATCAGTATCAACCTGAGCTACCCACCACGAGTTGTCTTCTCTTACAAACCATGTACTGCCCTTTTTCGCCTGAATACCCGAGAGTTCTTCGGCTTTGTCTTTTGCACAGAGCTCCCATGTATGCTCATGATTAAACACCCAGCGTTCGTTAGTATTCTTAACGTAGCATATATCTTCTGGGTTGGTCACAGCTGGACGACCAGAAATATCATCAACAACTATGGTATCAACGCTTTTCGGATACAAAATCTCTCGGTCCTTACCAGCCTGAGATTCCATCTTAAGCGGGACTGACGTACCACTGACGGTTGCAAAGAAAATATCATAGGAGCCATCGCCAAGACCTTTGAGCGTGATGTATTCATCTGCTGGGATGTAGCGACCTTTCCAGATACCTACTTTGCGGTTGCCCGCGTCGTCGAAAAGGTAAGAGTATGTGCCGTCTTTGCCTAAATCAACTCCAGTTTTATTAAACGTACCTCTTGAAGATACGTTAAGGTAAAACTTCTTATTATAGATCGGTTTTCCGTCAGCATCAGTCTTTATTACTCCGTTTTCTTTTTCCTTCCAATCATCTGGGATTTTATCATCGGTTGGAATCTGTATCTTTTGGTATCTCCATGTTGTTGGGTATGTAACCTGCACCTGTCCATAACGATCAGGTTCGGTCTGACTTGAAGGGTAATCCGATGAAGACGCCGATTGTGATGCCAAAATATAAGCGGGATTGGTACCTAGGTCATTGGCAGTAACTATATAACAAGTTCTGCTGTTTGACTGCGTAAGTGTTATATAATAATATTCCCCTGGGTGTACTTCAAGCGTATCGGCAACTTGACTATTTGGATCGTCAGGATCTACTCTACGCCGAGGGTCTTGATTAGGATATACGCCTTCTGGACCAACGGCTCTTAGCGACTTATAGAATCCGGTGGCCATCGTATCGTGATAATCTCCGTCAGACAGAACCCACTCATATACTGCGCCCTGCTGATCACTAACCGTATGGATATAAGCTCCAGTAGTCCATGTGACTCTGCACCAATCTGTGTCCTCCATAGGCAGCATCATATCGTCCCCGACAGCGTAGTCTCCAGCACTATAAGCCTTGTAGCCTCTCGGGTATACGTACGAAACCAAAGAAGTAAGGTCGCGCTTTCGTTCGCAGTCGAGCATGTTTTCAGTAAATATAATCTGAGCTATCTTGGTATCTGGCGTATAATCGGTCTGAAAGAATGGAGCTCCAGTCTTATACCACTCAAGCTTTGCGTCATTCCCGTCATAGATGATACGCATGTTACCACCAAATGCAGATATCATCTTACTAACAGCTGACATGGTAGTCTCGTTACCAAAGGTAAGTTCTTTGATGTCGTTAAGAGGCTCGGTCGGTAGGAGGTCCTTATTCGTCATCTTGCCCATTTCCTGCATCTCGATTTTCTTATCGGGGCAAGAAGCGTTGTGGTTAGCTAGAAGGGCTTGCATGATGTAGTATGAAGCGTTCTTTCCATAATTCGGAGCACTCAGTTTATAAGTCTGAATCGGCTGGATCGAGTCATTAAGATATGAAAGAGCACCCTCAGCGTAAATATGCTCCTGTCCATAGAAGTCATAGTTTACACTGAGGATTCGACCTTCCCACATCGTCTCTCCGTCGTCAAACTTGTCTTTGTAGCGCCGTACGATAACTCTCGTCTTGCCCATCTCAACCCATGGTTTACCATCATTCGCATTAGACTTATAAACCACGGAGTCCTTATGAAAGGTACATTCGAAAGATCCAGCGGCGCTCTTCGTCATATGGAGTTTTGGTTCTATAAGCTCAAGCTCTTTAAGTCCAGAAAATCCATCTTGAATACAGAACTCCCTTGTGAAATTACCGTCGCCAGGGAGTTTCTTTCTAATGAAGATTCGAAAATTCATTATAGCCTCCTTGGTCTGAAGTCAAAGAGAAATTCTGTTGGGATAATATCACCAGATGAATCTCTGAAGTAATTTTTATACTTCCATTCAAATCTGTAATTCGGTTTCGGGTCGCCTATTGTCAGTAGATAGCCATTCGATGCTGTTGGATTTGTAATACGATAGATAGTTCCAAGTTTTGGATCTATGACTTTATCCGTCTCTCTAAAATCGATAATCATGTACTGCTGTGATGTCGAGACGTCTGGCCAGAAAACAATTCCGGGGATCGTCGGGGGTTCATGACTCATTGTTTGGGTCCAGTCCACTTCAGTACCTGTACTCGGAATTGCTGTAATGGTCGGGATTAGAGGAACAACGCCAGTAACGTCATTACCGATTCCAAAGCCTTGAGACTCTCCTTCTGTCACATGACAATGGAAATATTGCTGGATGTTCTGAGGGATCTTACCCTCTGCAAAATCAAAGGGGTTCCACTTCCATCTTTCTGTTGTAGTAAACAGCATCATTTTGAAAGGGTCGAGATCGTAGTCGAGAGTAATGGTTCCGGTGAGCTTATCGGACTTGTAGGAGTTAACAGAGACGCGCCCCTCGTAATAAAAGGAGCGCGCATCCGTCAGAATTACCTTTTTCCTAAAGCCGTGAAGCGTATTGAGCAGCAGATCATAAGCATAATCCCATCTATACTGCCCGTGAGAATTGTAGTCGTCAGCCGAGTTGTCGATATAAAAGTCGATACTGCCTGTTCTATTTTGGTAAAGCGGACGCCCTACGAGAATTTCTGTCATATCAACGATACCGTTAGAGCCCGGAACTTCGACAGTGCTAGTCTTCAGGGGCGGAGGCTGAATGACAGGTACAGAAGTCGGGATGAGGTGAAGGTCTTTCCACGTATCAATAAATCCTGATTCGTCGAACGTGCCATTAACAAAGTCTCCGATAAGGATTGAATGTACGCCGTCATAACTTACCTGCATTTAGATTGTCCCCCTTTTAGAATAAACTTGTCTCGAACCAAGAGCCTGGTCATAAGCACCAACAGTGGAACCTACGAGAGCTCCGGTATCCATAACAATTTGCATGTTGGTCAGTTCATCTGTCATGAAGTCCATATCTTCGCGAAGTGCCTGAATCTCAGAGACCACGGCCGCATTAGAACCGTTAAGATTCGTCATATCGTACGCAATCTGTCCAGAAAGTCCGCTAAGAGAGATAGACTGGTTTCGGAACATGCTATTTACGTCAAGAGATGCCCTATACGCGTCACTCATGTCCATAACGGGTCTAATCGTCGGGTCGTATGCAATTTCACCAGAAGCCACTTTCGAAATATAATCGAGAGGATTACCGAAAGAGTCGATCATCTGAGATGAGAGGTCGGTCATGGCATCTGTTGCAAGATAAGAATTGTCTTTGATAGCCTCTTCGACACCCATAACACAATACAGACCACCCTGATAGAACTTTTTCGACGGGGAATTCGCATCGATTCCTCTCGGACCAACAAAGCCTGCATGGAGTCCGTCTCCAACGATTGCGCCTGCATTGTATATAGAATCCATTCCGCTGTTAATGGCTCTGAGAATGCCGTCTACAATAAATTTTGCACCCTTAGTGGTTTCGGACGAGTTCACAACCATCGCAGAATATACTCCGTGCATAGCTTTCGGAATTGTAGTCGTTGTGAGGGTCGTATGGTAAGTATCAAGTTCTTCATCAATCGCATCAGTAACATCTGTTGTAGCAGACTTGACTTCCTCAATCGATTGGTCACTTGTCATGGAGTCGGCAATGGTAGTCGTGTATGTTGTTCCGGTTCCTTCTGCGGAGTCGTATCCTTCGGTATCAAAGTAATCCGAAGCGCCTTCATCAAACATGCTAGCAGTATCATAGCCCGTTGCGTAGGACTGGTCTCCGCCAAGATTTGACATGTACTTTTGGAATTCGTTGGCACCGGCACCTTCCATGTTGATGGACTTCGAAATATCAAAACCTTCGATAGAGTCCATGTCCACAAAGTTACCTATACCAAGTTTTTCCTTGATTTCGGACGCTCCGCCTAAGAAACCTCCGCCTCCTCCAGTGCTATAAGACGAACCGGTACTAGATCCTCCAGTCTCGCTATCAGCTATGGCCTTTGCTTGCTTCTCTAGTTCTTTGTTATAGCCACTAAGAGAAGCTTTCGCAGCGTCTGCGGCTTCAGCATCAGCAAGCATCTTTGCAGCATGGGCGTCGAGTGATTCCTGACCATAATCAAGGAAATCGCCCAAAAGATCTGCAACTTTTCCACCGAACATATTGCCGAAAATAATATTTACTATTTCTTTGAGCACGGCAAGCACTACGTCGATCAACGCATACAAAAGATTAAATATAGAGGCCGCTACTCGGTTAGAATGAGACCTTATAGCTTCTGCAAGTCCGTTAATAAGATTGATGATAAACTCAAGCAGCGCCGAAGCAATGGTGCCGATAATGCTACCAAGATAACCAAGAACCTTGATAATGAGATTGCCTATAGTCTTAAATACTTCAGGAGATGCTTTTGTTAGGGCACCACACAGAGCCGTTATTAGTCCAGCTATAGCGGCTTTTCCCTTGGTACTGAGACCTGATACAAAGTTCTTAGCTCCTGTCGCAAGGCTGTCAAGTAAGTTAAGTACCACTTGAGCACCGGATGCTATGACTTCAGCTACACTCTTGATTATCGGTCCGACTGTAGCCCCAAGAGCAACAATAGCCACTGTTAATGCGACTACAATTATAGTAATGATTATCAGAACCGGATAATGGTCTTCAAGCATGGTGAAAAACAGGTTAGCATCAATTATCAACGCCGGTATCACAGGCATCAACGATTTAAGGGCGTCGCACACAAGCCAAATACCAGCGCCAACTAAAACGGCACCAATACCAGCATACAAGAACGCTTTTCCAATCGTAATCATAGCTTCGCCGAACTTTGGGAATTTAGCAGCAATGGCCGCTAGTACCGCCATGATAGCAGCAAGTACACCGAATACTATAACTATTCCGAGAAGGTCTGCATTGCTGGACGACATTCTTTCAACCGCGAATGCAAATATAAGCATAGCACCTGCAATCATTATAAACGCGGCACCTACAGATAGCAGTGCATCTCCGCTATTAAAGGATTTGCTAGCGATCACTGTAAGAAGCGCCACAACGCCTGCAATGACCACGAGTACTCCGACCATTGCAAGAGCACTCTGACCAACATCTTTCAGTCCATCCATTACTTCAAATGCTTTCGCAACAATTAACATCGATACTGCAAACGCAAGAATTCCAGCGACAACGTATGCAAGGGTTGTCTTAATATCTCTCATGCTTGATGACAGATCAGAAAGGTCTCCTGCCGCTTTTTTCAGTGCAGTCATCCTAGAGAACATGAGGATTACCAAAGATATAACACCAATCGCTACAAGCAAACCAGTAGATGCAAATGAAATTCTAGCAAGTTTCTTTATAGCCATTGCCAGTAATAGCATGGAAGCTCCGACCGCTGCTACCGTAACTGCACCTGAAAGAAGCTGCTTTGGATCCGCATTTGAGAATTCTCTTGTAAGTAATGCTATACCACCAAGAACAACAGCCATCATTGTAGTGATAGATATCATCTGATCGGCCTTGAGATTCTCCATGAGCTTAAGAGCGACTCCTATAAGAAGAATCGCCGCTGCCAAAGAACCTATAAGGGCCGTCATCGACAACATGATTCCTACAATTTCCCCGGTGTCTCCTTGCTCAGCTGTTTTGGTAGCTACTGCTATAAGGGCTATTAATGCTAATATGACAATACTAACTATTCCAAGGAAACCAAATATAGGCAGAAGTATGCTATCAGCGTCTCCATTTGAGATATTACTTGCAAGGGCCATTATGTTCATGGCTGCGGCTACCGACAATATTATGGACGATAGGGCAAATCCTACAGCAGCTATAACAACAGCGATGGCCAATATCGCAGCTGGCTTATACTGAGCTAGCAATGCAGATAGGCCGATGATGACTGCTATACCTGCAATCAATGAAAATAATACCGACAGTGCGCCAATAAGACCGTCGGTACTCATTCCTTCCATAACTTTTAATGCTATAGCAACTGATGTCATCGCAGATGCTATCGCAAATATAACAAGTGCTACCGCGGCCAATGATCCAGCACCTTTAATGCCGTTCTTGGTTTCTGGAAGCATCTTTATTACTTCAACTATTCCAAGTATGGATACGACTAAAACTGTCAGCACGCCGGTAAGTATCAGTAAATCTTTAATTCCTACATCAAATTTCTTTATAACAGCAAGACCAGTCGCCATCAAAGCTACAGCCACACCTATAGCAGCAATTAACACTGCCATAGAATATATGAGTTTGATAGACGACGCCAACGTTTTTATAGAGGTCTTTATAGAGCTCTGTTCGTCACTCTGGTTAGTCATGATGTCAACAAGCTTTGCTAGCTTAGAAAGAACCAGAGCAATTACTACAAGGACAGCTGCTGCAGAATATAACTTGTCTTGATCGACATTTGCTAGCGCTATCAAGGTTCCTGCAACAAGAGCAATACTCTTTGCTATTGTCCAAAACGTATAGGCAGTGGCAGCCTTTCCTATAGCTTTTCCTGCTTTATTAAACATTGTACCGGCTTCTGAGAAGAAGGAACCTATCTTCTTTGGCAGTGCCGTAATAGAAGCCACAATGTTTCCAAGATCTTTAAACTTAAAGAAAATATCAACAAGTGTTTTTACGACGAAAGAAACTCCTGCAATCTTTCCAGCATCACCCCAGTTGATGCCCATTATTGTCTTTATCAAGAAATTAAACAGTCCAGAAATCTTATCAGACCAGTCAACTGAACCGAAAGATTCATCTAATACACTCCATACAGAACTTCCAAATGCTTTGATCTTTTTCCAAGCTTCTCCAGATTTAATGCTCTCGATTATGTCTCCAACGTTTCCAACGAAGGGAATCTTAATTTCTTTGAAAGACTGGAAAGCTTTTTCGACCTTTTCCTTGATTGTAATGATAAACGAAGGCAAAGTCTGAAAAACTCCGAATATTCTGGTTCCAACGCCAGCTTTCTCCATAACATCTTGAGCTGCTTGTGGGAGGCTCGCTATCTCAACTCGCGCCTTGATGAATTTGGAAACAAGTCCTCCAATGTATTTTGCCAAGTCAACTACGAAAGTCAAACCGTTTTTAATGACAGTAAAAAACGATGTGAATTTTTCTGTAATCTTTTTAACAGTATCCTCTGAAATTATGAGCTTTTCTGTGAAGTCAGCAAGTTTAACCATAAACTTGGTAATTCCTGCAACTCCGTCATACGCTCCGTCTTTGATGCCGAATACACTCTTAAACGCGGTAACAATTGCGCCACCGATTTTAGAAATATTGGTAAGAACATTCTTTCCTGCTCTTCCGAGATTTGCAAATGCCGCTGAAAGCTGGTTAATGATTGCATGGAACTTAATTTTTCGCTGTTCCTTGCTCTTTTTAACCATGTCAGCGATTCCACCAGATGCTTCTTCTGAAGATTCTGAGATTTTAATGGTTGCTTTCTCATAGTTGTATCCAGCAGCCACAACGGAATCAACATAATCTTGGATCCTCTTAGCAGACTCTGCTCCAAATTCTTTTTCCAATGCATTTTTTCTAACCGCTCCATTACCATACATGCCACCTATTACTTTCTTAGCGGCTTCGGCTTCTTTCGCGGTTACAGACAGGGTCTTGGAAGTTTCTTCTGCTCCTTCTTTTGTATCGTCATGGTAGCCTGAAATGAGGAACCTGAGATCGTTGAAGAAGTTTCTAGTCTTTACAGCAAGATTGTCAAGCTGTGACGCTATTGTGTTGAACCACGACAAATCCAATTTATCGATGAGTTCAGATATAACATTCACTCCAGTTTCCCATGCTTCTGCGAAGTGACCAGCAAATCTTATAACTTTATTACCAGATTCATCTGTTGTGTCGTTTAATGCTTTTTGTACTTCTTTTATCTTTCCGGTAAGAGCTATGAAGAACGTATTGGTCTTATTAATAACAGGAGTTGCAAAAATCGCACCTATTCTCGAAAGAGCGGCTTTCATGTTAGAAAGAGCACCTGTGAACGTCTTATTTGCCTCTTTTGCATGTTCACCAAAAGCATCGTCCATTGCGGTGGCAAACATCTCGAAGTCGATTTGGCCTTTAGAAACCATGTCTCTGACTTCGGCTTCTGTTTTTCCAAGCTGCTCACCTAATGTTGCTGCAGCATTCATACCTCTAGCGGCAAGACTGTTAAGCTGTTCAGACATTAATCGTCCTTGACCTGCCACTGTTGTAAATACATGAGCAATATCGTCATAAGAGCTGTTAGTCATCGCGGCGACACCGGAAATAGCTCTTAGAGACGTATGCATCAAAGAATCATTTGCGCCATCGATACTTTCTTTATAATCTACACCAGAAGCTGCAAGAGAAGATGCCGCCTTAGCCGCAGAATCCAAGCCATATGCCGTATCCTGAACACCGTAGTTAATGGACTTGAGCATCTCGTCCCAATCAAGTTTAAGACCCTCAATTGTAAACTGAGCATTCGCGAGATTCATTGCTCGATTCCAACCGCCCGTCTTAATCTGACCGATGGTTGCTTGCTCTAGATGCTTTGCACCATTTATTAGAGAATTCGTAATTTTGTTAACGACATTCATTCCCGCGATGCCCATAGCTGAGAATCTGTATTCGAGATACTCAATTCCACGGGCCATCGCAGAAAAATCTACGTTGTTGAGTGCCGATTGAAGCCCGGTAAGCCCTGTGCTTTCTTTCTTAAAGTCAAGCTTTGCCTTTAACTTGTCAAGGGTTGACATTGATTTTGAAACACCGGCCTCAAACTGAGCATTATCGAATCCGAGATGAACTACTCTGTTATCGATACTCACTGTTTAGACAACTCCTTTCCTATTTCATCTATCAGCTGATCATATACCTCTTTTGTTACGGGGTTGATGAAGTCATTCGGTGCGACATATCCACCGTTTCTAGTCGCATGACCATACTGTATGAGAATTACAATCGGTATACCCTTTGTTTCTGAGGAATTGTTCCAGTATAGTTTGTATCCGGTCTTAGTTTTTACCAGGTTATATGTCCATGATGCTGCTGTGACTCCGGTATCAACAGGTGTAGATTCTGAAAGTAGTTGCACCCCTTTTTCTCCGTATCTTCGAAGCATCGATACAAAATTTTCCTCAGTAACTCGTTTAAAGAACGCATCCAGATTCTTTGTGTTTCCGGATGATGATAGTTCTGTAAGTCCGTTTCTTGCCATATCGACACCTCTTTTACACTAAAAATTATAGTAAATGAAAAACTATAAGAAGCTGTCAGGGAGTCGAACCCTGCTATCGGCGTTCCAGCCGACTGTCTCCGCTACACAGCCTTCCTAGAGAGGAATTCCACCTCTCCATTATGGGAACTGAAAATCTTGTAATTTATCCTCTGCTGTGGAGTTTTGCCCGTCGTGCGGCGTTTAGGGATTTGTTTTGGGCCATGACATCTCGCTTTGACATCTTCTTCGGAGGCTGTTGTTCGATGGAAGCAACACGGATGAGAGTCATAAGACGATTGAAATGCCATTTCTGACATGGATCGAATGGTATGTTAAGAGCTGACATCCAATAATAAACAAGCTCTGATGTTACTGCCTTGCCAGCACCCGGTCCGTTTCTTGGGATGTTCTTCTCATTGATAACTGTCGCAGTCATTGGATCCTCCATGTACTTCAGTATTGCCTCATAATTTTCCTTTGTGAGGGCCGTGTACACTAGAGGATCCACGTTCTGCGTTAATGTCATGCAACGAACATAGTCCCTGAGCTCTTCTCTTGTGAAGCCCTTTGTGTCGGATACGAAAGGTCGCTTCCATTTTGATTCCCATTTTGAAATGGAGACCAAAGAATGCTCAAGAGTAAGAGTTGTCTCTTTGGTAGAGTAAAAGAGATTTTGTACGGGGTCATACTGCTCCACACCAGGCACTACTATCCGCAGCATGACTTAGGACTGAGCGATCTGAGGCGGGTAAGCGTGACCCTGCTTGTTGGCTGCAACCTGATCTGCAACATCTGTCGGGAGAATACCGTTAACAAAAGCTGTAGCGGACTCAGAATTTGTCGCGAGTTCGGTAAAGAGCTCAGAGTAAGCATCGGTCTGCTCGAAGTCGTCAGAAAGTCTATGACCGTCTGCCGCCTTCTTCATGAATCTCATACCGTCATCGGACTTCTCGCCGTACGACATCAGGATGAGCTTCTTGAAGAGTTCCACGAGCTGAGGAGTCTTCTCGGTCTCGATGATCTTCTGCACATACTCCTGAAGACCACCATCAACAGAGAGCTGCATTTCCATCAGTTCTGCCTTGGTGAGGTTGAAGTAGTAAGTTCTCTCCTTCTTCTCACCGGTGTTGTAGTTCGTAGATGCGATTTTCTTTGCGTACATTGTAAACGCTCCTTTCAAAGTGTGGGATTAGTCCCATTGATTAAAGATAGATTTATAAACATAAGAGAAGAGAAAATGAGTGAGACTCGTTATGTGAGGGTGTTAGACCTGTACTGAGAAGAAAGATATAGCTCGATACCCATTATTTAGCACAGATGTAGTGAGAGAGTGGTATGACAAGTGGTGCGACGCTTTTTCTCTTCTCTTAATGTTTAACTTTGGAAATTTGGCTACAAAACAGCCGTTTTATGTGGATTCTAAAAGGATATTAGAGACGCTTTCCGGCATTGTGAGCCGTGGGTTAAATCTAATGAATTATCCTCCTTTTTGTTTTAGGTAAACTTAACTTTGCACGATGTTGTTCGCATTGACGGAGTGTATTCTGTACTATATGATGTTAGCACATAATGAGTTGAACTACTTGAAAGATAAATATTATCCCCATCAGACCATATGTTCGCACCGGAGAAGCTTGTCACGTTCCATTTCTTGCTCAACCATGTGCCTGTTGACTTATTGAGTACATATTGAACTACATTTGAAGATGAAAGATAAATATTATCCCCATCAGACCAAATTTCTCTACCGTAAACGTTAGTAGATATGTTCCATGTTTTTGCCGACCATGTTGATGTTGATTTGTCGAGAACATATTGATTTGAACTGATTGAATAATAAATATTATCTCCATCAGTCCAAATGCTACCACCGGAGAAGCTCGTTAAGCCGTTCCATGTTTTTGTTGACCACGTACTCGTTGATTTATCGAGTACATATTGAGTTGAACCGCTCGAATAATAAATATTATCTCCATCCGTCCAGATGTTACTACCGTAGAAGCTCGTCAAGCCGTTCCATGTTTTTGCAGACCACGTACTTGTTGATTTATCAAGCACATACTGATTTGAAGTCTGCGAATAATAAATGTTATCCCCATCAGTCCAAATGCTACCACCGGAGAAGCTCGTTAAGCCGTTCCATGTTTTTGTTGACCACGTACTCGTTGATTTATCGAGTACATATTGAGTTGAACCGCTCGAATAATAAATATTATCTCCGTCCGTCCAGATGTCATCACTGCTGAAGCTTGTCAAGCCAGTCCACGTTTTCAGTATGAAATCACGGATAAAAGGTTTAGCAACGGAATTCAGACTTGTTCTTGTGGTCTGTTGCGGTTGAAGTTCAATCCCGCCAGACACATTAACCGTCAAGCTGGAAATGATGGTTGTATCAACAACACCGTTCTGCGTAACGGTATCGCTGCCCTGAGCCACAAGTGCGCCGTTGCTGACAACATGTCCTTCATCAGCCTGCGTGTAAGTGTTCGGAACGTCGATGACGATGGAATTGTTTGTTGTAGTATCGACAGTGCCATTAGAGTTTGCAGATGTTGCTGTCTGAGATACGAGTGCGCCGTTGCTAACGACTTTTCCTTCATCGCCTGCCACATAAGTATTCGGGACTGCGACAACCACTTCATCGTTCGTGGTGGTGTCGATGGTGCCGTTTGTTGTGGCGGTTGTGGAGGTTTGGGAGACGAGAGCTCCGTTGCTTACGACTTTGCCATTGTCTGCCTGAGCGTATTGATTCGGAATGGCTTGGATACTTGTCGGCATGGATTCCAGACCGTCATTATGAGTCGCAGTGCCGCCTCTTGCTGCGATGGCATCAGCGATATCTTCTCTTGCTTTGTTAAGCCTTGTGAGATTCTCCGCTAATGTGTGACTTGCCATTTAGATCACTCCTTTCTTTGAAGATTTACTGGTCATTCTCCCAGATGATTTGTGTGTTAGTCGGAGAACCCGTGTTAGCACCCCACGGAGCACCGGAAATATCACCGGAAGATTTTCCGAGAATATCGATTGTGACGAGGGAATAGCAGCTACTGAACGCGCTACTACCAATACTGGTTACGCTGCTTGGAATTGTGATAGACGAGAGGGAAGGACAGCTACTGAACGCATACATACCAATACTGGTTACGCTGCTTGGAATTGTGATAGACGAAAGGGAAGAACAGCTACTGAACGCATAAGTATCAATATTGGTTACGCTGCTTGGAATTGTGATAGACGAGAGAGAAGAACAGCTACTGAACGCGCTACTACCAATACTGGTTACGCTGCTTCCTATTTTTAAATAGTAAATAGAATAACAAAAACAGAACTCGGTA